GAACGGGTAAATTGAATTATCACCGCCTGTACGTTCTCCTGAACCTTTTTGTTCAGATGCCTTAAGTTTTGCTCTAATTTCAGCCAAAGTTGCCATAATGTTCTCCTATATTAGCCTTTGTTTTTTATTTGCCTTTATTTGTTGAAACCTATCAACAAAAAACGCATACATGTTATTGTATGCGTTTTTATTTAGTTCTGCAAGAGTAATCTTGCCTAAAATGTGGTATTTTTTTACCAATTATCTATAATGTATCAAATTAACCAGTCTTTGCACTTCATCATATGCTACAGATTCTTGAAAACTTGGAGCCATAGTTTGTAATTGTGTTTCTAAAGCACCAATATCGTGGCTTGGAGTCATTTGTTCGTGCTTGTGACTGAGTACACCCTGTTCGCCACCGCTAGGGTCTTTCATGTCAATGAATTTTAATACTTTGATCAGGTCCTGCTCTGATGCGCCGCCAAAATTGCCATCTTCAAATTCTTTCTTAACTTTAATCTTGATACGCATTCCGCCTAGTGGGAAATTTCCTTTGTCTTTGTTATAGAAACCGCTGACAAATTTTAACATACCTTCTAAGCCGTCTTGCTGTGGCATTTCAAAACCAAAGTCTGCAGGTTTCATGCCGCACTCATCAATTAACTCAGCTAATGTTTTTTCGCCAATCATTGTTTCTAGTGTTGCGCCTGCTTTTTTAGCTTTTTCAATCGCCTTAGCCATGCCCTGACGTGCTAAGTGACGAGCTTGACTATATCCTTGTCCGTGTTTGCCAGGTGTTGTTTTGCCACGAGGTTTTGGATCAGGATCAAACGGAGGATCATCATTTTTTGTCTCTGCTACAGGTGCTGGTTGAGCAGCAGGTTCAGCTGGAGGAGTTGCCTCAGGTGCAGCAGCTGCGGGTTCAGCTGGAGGTTCTGGCATTGGTTCAGTTGGCTCTTTTGCCGCGTTCTCGTCAGCTGGGAAAGATAATTCATCTAACAGCTCTTGATGATTTGTTTCAATCCATCCTCTGACAATATCATTTAAATCTGTTTCTGCAGGAACAGCTTTTACTGCTTCAACAAACGAAGGATCGTCAATTAGGCCTTTCAGAGTCATAATAGCGTTATCACCGTTAGGACCTACTTGCATGTTCTGTGAAAGAATATCATTTAGTTTTTCAATTGCAGCAGATTTTGCACCTTCATTAGGACTTAGTATTTCGTTTTTGTTTTCGCTAATAATGTCATCAAGGAAAGATTCAAACTGATCTTCTGGTGATTCAAATGCAGGACGTTGTTGCTGTTTAAGGTCTCGTTCAGCGGCATTGATTGCACCCCACTGTCCGCCCATTGTCCCAGCCATACCGTTATTAGGGCCTTGTACTCCTAATTGTTGAGCTACTTGCTCTACTGACATACCTCTTTGAAGTAGTTCTGTTGCCTTTGCTCTTAATGCAAGCCATTCTGGAGTTGCACGTTCGTCTAATTGCTTTTCTCCAAGTAAATCGTCTGCGTTCAAATCAACAACCGGTAATTCGCTTTCGTCAACAAATTTATAGATATAAGGAAATACTGATTTTAATTCTTCATTGAATGTGCGTATAGTCAAACGATCAATTAAATCATTTTGAATTTCTTCTGGGATCATTACTTCTTCAGAATCTTCAAATGATTCAACAAACGATTCGTAATAAGAAGTTTTTTGTAGTTTACTGATAGTGTCTTTAATTTCTTCAATACGTTCTGCTACTCGAACAGTAACATTAGCCATTGCTTCGCTTAGTTGTTCTTGACGGCTAACATAACCTTTGAATTTTCTCAGGCCTGCTAGTTCTTCGCTTAGTCCGCAAATATGTTGACCAATATTATCGTAAGGATTGCCGCCGTGTGCAATATGTTCTGCCAGCGCACGAGCCCCATTGATATGTCTAAAAGGATATTTAAATCTTTCTCCTTGACTGTTTTCAATGTAAATGCTTTCAATATGCATGGTTCTGCCAGCAGGTAACTCAATATTAATTGGTCTGCTGTGTTTAATAATAAGGCGTGTTTCGCCTAAGTCTTGGTAACTGACTCTATTGTTACCATAAAGTTTATTTTCCATAATTGCGGGCATAATTGGCATTTCCTTACGTTTAGCCTGAAACTCATAATCTCGTTTGTCTAGATTACTTTTTCCAATATTTTGAACATCAAAATTTAAAAGTCTATCTTTGGCAAATTGTCTAAATCCCCTGATAAACTGAAACGCTTTGTGTCTAGTAGTTTTATCTTCGTCGTCTACTAAATCTCCGCTGACCTGCATAACAATGCCGTCTTGAGGATCAAGGGTTATAGCAATAGTGCCCAGTGCTTCGCCGTCTTCTTCGTATTCAAACTCGAAAAAACGAGCTCTAGGAATGTCTTCCTTTTTACTCAGCACTTCGGCGTTTTCGTCGCCAATGTTGATGTTTTTAAAGCGGGTCTGTATCTTTCCATACAGATCTTGCGCTATTTTGTTTAAATTTGAGTCCATGTTATATTTATCACAAACCAGAAACGAATATTGGCAGCGGAGGCTCCCAGTCATCGTTGAATTCGTCGCTTACGCTCATAAGTTCAAAAACCTTAGGATCCCAGTCTGCCAGTACTACACTCATACGCACAACTAGTAAAAGAGCGGCTACTAAGTCGTCGTGTTGCCCTTCTTTGGCTTTGAAGCTGATTCCTTGGGCAATAAATGTTTTTAATTCGCTAATTAAGGCTCTACTGTTAATTTTCATCTTATCTTCTTCGATAAGATATTTTAATCTAGAACAGGCACTAATTTTAGAAGAATGTGTAGTGTTAAACCCTTTGCGGAACTTTCGCACATGCCCTTTTCTTTGGGGTTCGCTGACAAACATTCCTGGAAACGTTTCTTCACCTAGATCTTGTATAACAACTAATGCAGCTTCGCCTACTGTGTTGTTTTCAACGCTGTAGTAGATGCTATTGCTGTTATCTTGTCCTATTTCGTCTAAAATATATTTTAGTACATCTCTAAATATCTTAACTTGTCCTTGTATGGGTGTTATGTTATGTTGCCATTCTGCCACTTGAACAAAACTAGGCAGTTCAAACACTTGAATACCTGCATAATCACCGCCTGTTCCTAGACAAGGATCTAATGCTGCAAGATACAACATTCCTGGCACTGGCTTTTTGTACCATCTAACCTGACCCATTTTAAACAACGGATCTCGTCCATTCATGTCAACAAGTTTAAGCGAGTTAACTAATGTTTCATCAAATACTAGAAACTCGCAACCATATTCTCGACGGAATCGTTCTTCTCCAATACGGCCCATTTCGTTGCGCTTCCATTCCTCATCTCGATCAGGATGCTCGAACCATTCTGCTTTAAATCCGTGGAAGCCGTTGCGTCCAATATTATCTTCTTTAGCATTACCGTACTCGTCGTACAGATCCTGACTGTCTTTCCAAATATTAGCAAATGTGTCTTCGTCACTGTTAGGAGTACTTGTGATAATCGCTTTACCACCAGTTGCCAGTGTAGGCGAAATAGAAGTCCAGAACTCTTCAGCAATATTAGGTTGCACGAATGCAAACTCGTCGCAGTATAGTAATGATATAGACATACCGCGACCTGTTGTACCAGTAGTTGTTTGACTTACGATACGTGACCCGTTATCAAATTCGATTGAACCTTTATTGTAGCTGGTAACACCACAACGAATATGATCAGGGCACAATTCATATCCGTAACGAATACGTTGCATAATTTCTTGAGCACCTGTGTATTTGTGCGCGGCAACTAGAATTGTTTGATCTGGGTGAAACATTGCATACCATAGCAAATAGCCAGCGGCGCAGGTAGTCTTGCCACTTTGACGTGGCATCATATTAATGTTAAAACGATAATCGTGATAGCTGTGCAACAACCTATGCTGATATTCAAAAGGTTCAAACTTAATCTTACCTTTAGTAGGATGCTGTATGTGAAAAAAGTTTTTGACAAAATGCATATAACCTTCTACGGGGTCAGAGCATATCAGCAAGTCTTGAACTTGCGATTCAGTAAACTTTTCCTGTTTATGCGCTTTTTTAACTAAGACGCCTTCTAATGATTTTGCCATAACTTTATTTACATAAAAAAAGGGCTCCAAAGAGCCCCTTTTGACAGTAATATTTTATTAGCCAGCCGCGCCGCCTGCGCTAGACGAATCGTCGTAAGATTTGCGAATAAGATCTTGATTTGCTTTTGGTAACGGTCTTCCAAACTTATCCTTTAATACAGCATCGCTCGGGCCTTGACTGTAGAATCTAGGCTGTACATTGCTCGCTGGGGCAGGTTGCGGTCTTACTGGATCTTTAACTGCATAGATTCCGCACCATTTAAATTTCTTAAGTCCTTGTTTTTTAGCCTGTGCGTATGCTTGTGAAAACGTTGCAGCTTCAATAGTTGGGATTTGATTTGGATCTGCTGGGACTGGAGCAAAATCTCCTTGTACACCACCTGATGTACCGTCAGCAGGGGCGGCAGATGTATTGCTGGCTGCATTTGCCATTGCCACTGCGGCATCATCAGGGGCTTCTTGAATTGCTTCTAGTTTAAGCTGTAGCTCACGAATTTGATCTGATAATGTGCTCATTTTAGTTTCCTTTAATTGCTTGATATTTTTCTGATAATCGAGCAATTAAAGCTTCGCGCATTGGATTGCCGCCGCCATTAACTTTAGGTGCTTCTTTACCTTTACTATGCATGTCGTTACCAGTTGGAGTAACAGCGCCTATGCCTGCGGTTTGTGGGTCTGGTCTTGTTGTTGCGTCGTCAAAGTCTTCCATGCCAACTAGCACATCGTGGTCATGATCAACATCTCCGCCTTTTTCTAAGTTACGTAAGATATCTAACAGATCTTTAATACCGCCTGATCCGCTACCGTTCATGCTGACATTCATAGTCACTGAATCGCTTTGTTTAGGAGCACCCATGCTCATCATTCCGCCACATTCGCCAGTTAGCAGTTCACCGTCATTGGGCATCTTGCTTGGCTCCATTGGACCGTCACCACATTCTGGCAACTCTGGTTCGCTAGGAGCAGCCATCACACCTTGTCCTGCTTCCTCAATTGATTTGATTTTTTCTAATAGATCTTGGAAATTCATTATTTTACTCCAACAGTTTTAGCTGTTGGCTTTTTAACTTTGCTACTGCCAACGGGGCTCTTTGAATTAATTTTTGCAACGTCTGCTGATCCTGCTTCACCCTTAGGTGAGTTTTTTGCAAGTATCGCATCGTTAACACTTGAGTATTGTTCAAGTGTTTTTCTATCTTTTGTCAGTGACTTTAACAAACTCATTTTTTGTTTTTCACCAACTAATTTTTGTCCTTCTGTTGCACTATCGTAATCTTTGCCTAATAATGCTTCTCCTGATTTTTCGTCATGAGCGTGATTAAGTGCGATTTCTGCTTCTTCCATTGGTGTGCGTACTTTTACACTTTCTAGTGTGCAACGACATTTATCAGCAATTAGAGCACGTACTGTTGCGCTATTTGTTGGGTAAGCAGTACATACGTCAAAAATAGTAACGTTTGTATTTTTATGATTTGGAAAATCTGCATGTGTTTCTGCAATAGGCAAACGCTTGCCAGCAGAGCAACTTTCCACTTTATAAGGTGCAAGAGCTAGTTTAATAGCTTCTGCAGCTTTTTCGTAGTCGCCAGCTAGTTTTACTTTAAATTCGTAAACTTTCTTGCTTTCCGTTAAGTATTCTGTGAATGATTTCATGGTACAATCCCGATATTATATTTATTTAAATATGGTTAGTTTTTCATTTGCTTTAACTTTTCGATGAGGCTGTTTCTATCAGCTATAATTACACCGTCCCCATTTAAATTAATAGCATTATCGTCGTTACCCATAGAATCTTGATCCAGCTTTTGTTTCTTAAGCTGTAGCTCAATCATCTTGAGTTTTTTGTCAATTTTAGCGGCTTTTGCATCTATGGCATTTTTAAGTGCCGCCTGTGCAACTTCAAAAATACGCCCGCTGTAACGTGCTTCTACGTTCATGCCTAAATCCATTAGATCATCGTAGGCATCTGTGGCACGTTGTGCCAGTGCATCGAACTCGCTATCGCTGGCATCGCCTAGTCCTTTAACTTGTGGTAGTGCGGCAGCGATTTTATCAAATTCTGACACATCTCTAAGTAAAGGCGGCGCTTTAGCCATTTCCGCCTTGGCCTGTTTCTTCTCTTCGTCCTTGATGAGCTTTTTACTATCAGGGAGGTTTAATAGTTCTTCAAGTTTTTTGGTCATATATTACTTATGCTTGGTGGAACATATCATTTTCGTTAATGATGCGAAACTTAATACCTTGTTGGCGGCACCAAATATTAGCTGCTGCCCACTTGGCTTGATTTTTAACAAACTGTGCTTGATTGTATTTGTTTTTTCCCACACGTTCTAAAATAGTCTGGCTAGCAGGTTTAATTTCTACCAGTTCCACGTGAGTTTTGTTAAATTTATCCACGTACTGTATGAAAAAATCTGGCACATATACTGTTTGCTTGCCGGTCAACGGATCTCTATAAGGAATTTGTATTGCTTCGCTGGCCCACTTTTGCACACTTTCGTTTGTGTCGCAAAAATTCATGAAACTGAATTCCCAGCTGCTACGGTATGTAGGACTCTTTGTTCCTACATACTTTTCTGGGTGTTTCATATTAAATTTTCCACGAGCAAATTTCATTATACTAAAATATTTCTACTTTCGTATGAGTCTTCTGTAGACGCAACACGATATCCTAACACACTGGTTTTTTCTCTATAGGCATTTAGTACCTGTGCAACCACTTGACTAAGTTGTACATCAGAGAGAGTTTTTAGTGTATCAATCAGTTGAAAAACATCAACGTTATCTTCTCTTGCTTGATTTAACAGTACAATGCTAGTGCTTCTTGCACTTTCAGTATCAAAGCCATTCTTTTCAAAAAATCCAACGACAGCATCAATTTGATTGCTTGGGAAACTAATTTGATTAACATAAAACTTGTCAAAGAATTGTCCCACTTCAAGTGCTGAACCAGCTGTGTAGTTCATTGGTAAATTTGTTGCCATATTATTTTCCTACCTGTGATGGTATTGCAGATACAGTTTGTGTATTAGTTGCAGAAGCGGATGGAAATGCAAAGCCCTGCAATCCGTTTGTATTTTGTAAAGGTTGAGGAGTGGTCAAGGACTTTAAAGTTCCTACATTTTGATTTTCTTTTGTATTTTGATAAGTGTTAAGTTGTTTACTAACAGTATCTAAAAGTTGACTAGGTTCTAAATTAGTCCTCTCATTAAATGTAGGACCTTGTTGTGTTGTTCCGTCACCGCTTTGTAAACTGCTAGGTGTTTGATCATAATGTCCAAAGCCAAATCCTTCTGGGTCACCTTTTGTGACGTTTCCATAATTGTATGCTACAGATTCGTAGGCAACGTTCATGGTAAAGTCATGAATACCTGCTTGTGTGCTGTCTAGTTTGTTGTGATTAAAACTATTAATAATTGGGTTTACCAAAGTATAGCTGACATATTCGTGTCTAGCCATTTGGTAGATTGTTATGTAATTAAAAAACGGTGTTGTGCTGCCGTTATCTAAACCATAAGGAGTTGTAATAAAGTTTGAGTTCCTTGTGGCATTTCTTCTATAGGCACCTGCTGTATTTGCGCTAGTTGGATCTGCATAGTAGTAGCTGTAGTAACTCTGCCACAGTTGATTAATAAGACCCATGTTGTCATCATGGAACGTGATATTGATTGCTTCGTATTTGTGCGTTGTCTGTATAACTTTTTTTCTGTTATACTGGTTCAAACTTTCAGTAGTTACTTTATAGTTTGGAAGATCAACAGCTTTTACTAATACATTAATTTCATTTTTATAACGCTCAACTAAATCAATATTCTTTAGTGCAGCAGGATTAATATTAAATGCCACATGAAATAAGAATTTGTGTTTAGGTGCTAGTCTAAACTGATCGTCTGCAAAAATACGAGCAGCGTGTTGATAATCTTTCAACGTAACGTTGCCGGGCGTATATAAAAAATTGTTAGGGGTGAATGCCATACAAATATTTATCTATGGGTATTAACTGAGTAGTTAATGAAAACCTATAAAAAAGGCCTACTAAGTAGGCCAGTTTTATTATCTTGCACCAGATGCTGTTGCTGCTGTACCAAGTCTTCTTGAAGTTGGAGCACTTGCTCCGCCTGAAGTTTGAATACAGTTATCTGGTTGAATTGTTAAGTCAATGGTTAACAATTCCTGTGTACCATAGCTTAATGTGTTATAGTTAGCCTGGCGTACATAGCATCCATAGCACTCCCATGTTTCAAGTACGTTTGGAGTTTGTGCGCCGTTACCACCGTCTAACATTTCAACACGCATTAAGAACTTATAGTCACCGCCTGATGCTGCACTTGACTGTTCAAAGAAGTCAAATTGCTTTTGCATCTGTTCGCCAACTAACTTAGATACTTGTCCGGTAACATCGTCACGTAGTTTAATAGTAACTTCGTTCCATTTTGGACGGCCTGCGTAGTTAATTGTGCTGTTGTAGACCATGATAGTCTGGTTGTCAAAACTAACTGTTGGGCGAGCTGCTTCGCTAACCTGTTTGGTTAATTCTGTTGTTGGAGTTGATACACCAAAGTTCTCAAACATCACTCTAAAGCGATACTTGAGCTTGGGCATCAACATACCTTGAGCACTGGCTGATTGGTCAGTTGCTAAAGGTACTGTGAATTTTGATAAACTTGCGATTGCCATTTTATATGCTCCGTTGTTATTATGCTAGGCCCTTGATCTCGCCAGTGTTCTTCAAGCGTAGTGGAATGTAGATAAATTCAACTGCTTTAACTGGTTCAATCGCAACGTCTAGGTAAAGTTCATTACGATCTATTCTTGCAGGTGTGTTGTTGCTAGTGTCGCAAACTACAATGTAGTCATATAGAGCACGTTGTCCTACCAGTTCTAGTAATAGGCTTTCAACAGCACCTTTTAGCTCGTCTCTTGTTACTTTGTCGTTTGGCTCAAACACATATGGTTTTGCCAATAGTGCAAATTGACGACGTAGATAAACAACTAAACGTGCAACGTTAATGCGATCCAATGCACTGGCGTTCTTAGCACGAGTGTACTGTCCGTAGTTTACAAGACCCGTTCCTGTAATAAATGTAATTGGGTTAATTTTGCTATCAGCTAAAGTATCGCGCTGTCCAGTGTTCAATGACACAGACTGGAATTCGCCTTCACTAGTTACGTAACCAACTGCTGTTGCATTTGTAATTCCACCACGACGTGTGCCTGCTGGTGCAAACCATGGATAGCTAACTTGATCGTTTAGGGCGATAGTTCTTAAAATCATGTGGCTTGGAGGAACAACAATGTTATTGCCAATGTTGTCACTGGTGTAGCCCCATGGATAGAAAATACCTAAGTATTCGTCGCTTGATACTAAACCGTCATCGTTGTCTTCTAATGCACCTGCAACGTTCTTGCCCCAGTTGTTTAGCGTTGTAGCGTCTGGAGTTAAACGAGCCGGTGTGTCAGCAACTACAAATGCTGTTAAACCACGATCGTAGTTCAAGTTCAATAGCTCGCCAATTAGCTCAGGATATCCTGGGCAAGCTAACAAGTTGAACACGCGACTTTCTTCATCGCGAATTTGTTGATTGCTATTGACTAACTTCTGTAGTGCTTGGATAACAACTTTACGCTGTGCCTTACGGCCAAATGTTCCAGCACCGTTGGTCTGGTTACCGCTTTCTGTAACCCAACGATTTGGATAGTATCCAGACATACCAATGCCATCTTGGCGAGGATTGTCTGCTGTTAGGTCTACGTAGTTGCGTACAAAACGCTTGACGTTAAAACCTGAACGACGTAAGTTCCATAGCAACATACCACGTGGATATAGTGCAGGATCAGGTGCGTCAAAGTCTAAGAAATCGCTTTCTAGCAATTCAGGAATTGTAGATGCAGTTTCTTTGTCACCACTGGTTGCCCAACGTGCATCTGCAAAAATGATACCTTCTTCAGTTGTTTGGTCGCTGGTATCTACAGGAATCCACTTGCCTAAATCAGCGTTATATTTGTACAATGATGGATAATTTTCTAAATCGCTAGTGTCAACCCATAGGTCGCCAGTGACTAAATTAGTACCATCGCTTTGTGTTTTTGGTTTAGTAGCACTGACAATTGGACCTGCTGGGTCTGTCTTGTCTTCGTCTACACCAGTGTAGAATGGAGAAGGTACGTTAGAAATTCCTGTACCGTCATATTGGAATCCTACCCAAGTTTGGCCGTTGTGTACTAGTACATCAACTTCATCAACCATAGAATTGTACCATAGTCTTCCGTCTGCAGCTTCTGTTGTTGGTGCGCTGGCACTAGTTTCAATAGCTGGATATGGACTCCATAGTGTAGCAATAAAGTCATGTGCGCTGTCAACATCTGTATAGAAGTTTACAGTACCAATGCCAACTCCGTTTCCTCCAACTGTATAAGGAGTAAATAAGTCTTCAATAGCACTACCTGTTGAGTCTACAAAGTGAATGTCGCCACCGTCGTTATGTCGAATTGTAACATTACCAGTTGCTGTCTTAGAAACTGTAACGCGGCTAGTAATTGGCACTTCAGTTAATGGGTCTGCAGGATCTGATCTGTATGTTGCATCTGCCAGAGCAGCTGATAATGCAGTAACAAATGCATCAACGCCGCCAGTGCCTGTAAATTGTACAGTTAACGGCTGTGACAGATTTGTCTTTCCTTTGACTGTTTCTTGAATAGTAAATTGATTGCTACCTGAAGCAGTAAATGTTGTAAAAGAACTCTTTGATACAATTTCTGTTGCGCCAGAAGATTTACGAGCATAAACTTTGAAGTTAGCTCTGACTGGATTGTCTTGTGCATTAAGTTCTTCAGTATTGTTTGTTTTTACATACAATGAGCTTTGAGTTAAGTTGATGCCGCCACCAGTTGGATCTAAACCTTTAAGTGCTGCCGCATTTGAACTAAACAGCAATGCTGATTTTTCAGTCCAGCTGGCAGTTCCTTCGTTATAAACTTTTACTCTCCAACGAGCACCTAAGTTTGGTTCAGTTGTTTTGATCCATAAAGAACCTGTTGGATATCCTTGAACCGATGCGTTGTTATCTGAACGCTTCCATGTAGGAACAGTATAGTGAGGAGTAATTTGTAGTGTTGGTGCAACAAAATCACCGTCTTCTGCCCAACCACCAGTGCCGTCCGGCACAAGTTTTAACGCAGCTGCAGCAGCACCACCGACTGTAAAGTTAGCACCAGATGTATAAAGCTCTAGTCTGCCGTTAATAATTGCTGCTGTAATACCGTGTGCATCTGTTTCGTCTCCAACGCCTTGACTAGTTGTGTTAATATCAGTTACTAGCCCAGATAGTGTTGTATTACCAGAGTAAGTATTAGTATTGCCGTTGACTGTGATTGTAAGAGTTGGACCGCTTGATAAAGAATCTGGAGTAGCCAAGCTCTGTGCTGCTGGCCAGCTTTGAATCCATTCTGGAGACCCAACTACTACCCATGATCCTGAAGCAAGTTGGCCAGGGCCTTGGCCTGTGTTACCTTTCTTAAAGAATAGTGTGTAAACACCATCTTCTAGTACAATGGCGTAATCGCCTACTGCACCAATTCTTGACTTAGGTGCGCCACTAGTAATATCGTTTGCATCTGTAATAACTGTTGGTATTTTATTGCTGAATGATTGTCCGCCTGTCACAGTTGCTTCTGCGCTGTTCCACTGGAAAATACCAAAGTTAGTACTGTTGGTGTCAAACCATAATGTTCCATCAGCTGGATCACCTGCTGGTGCTTCTGCACTGGCTTCTAATTGACCTAGGTCAACGTCAGCACGTACTACATAAGCACGATTGCTTACGCCTAAATAGCTGTAAGCTGCTTGAAGACCATATTCGTTTTGTTCTCCAGCGTGAATTGGGTTGTTGTTTGCATCTGTTTTAAATACTGGAGTACCAAAGGTATCTGCCAAGTCTTTCTGACTAGTCAACAAGAAAACCTTGCCTGCATTAGCGGCAGTTGTTCCTGTAGCAGTTCCAGTTCCAGAACCATTTGCTTTGTCTTGTTCAGACGCTACAATAATTAAAGGTGTTGTTCCAGGTGCAGCAGATGTATAAAAACTTTCATCTATAACTGTTACGCTTACGCCTGGTGAATTAAGTTGAGCCATCGTATGATCTCCATGAATACTATTCCTAATTGTATTTAGTGTAATTTGGCTTTTTATCTAGGTTAACCACCGCGAAAAAGGTTGTAAAAAGGCTTAAATAATTGTATGAGACCTTTATGTTCCTGCGGACGACACCCAGTAGCCATTAATTACTATAAAGAAGGAAAAACGTTTTATAGAAAACGTTGTGGCTTTTGTTTACGAGGTATAACAGCACCTAGATGGCAAAGTGCTGGCTACAAAATAAAAAACACCTGCGATAAGTGTGGGTTTAAAAGCTCACACAAAGAGGTGTTTAATGTGTTTCATGTAGACGGCGATTTGAATAACTGCCGTCATACGAATTTAAAAACAGTATGTGCTAATTGCCAACGAGTCCTGCATAAAGAGGGCGTTCGCTGGCGTCAAGGGGATCTGACACCAGATCTCTAATCTTAGCGTAGAGGTCGTCTATGCTGCCATCGTTGTCTAAAACAGCATCAAATTTAGTTCCAACCCATGCAGTTTCGCTGGCGTGAATTCCAGCTTTTTCTAATCTAGCTTTGCTGGTAGACCAGGTAAAATTTTGTACTTCACCTTTATTGGCGCTTAGAGCCCACTCGTACCATTCAGGCAATTCTCCGCGTTTTACCCAAACAATAATACCGCCAGCATCGCGTATTGATTTAATTTCGTTAGGAAAACGGCAATCGCTGATAACAATATCATCTGTAGAATTGCGTAGTTTGTTTTCTAAACTGGCAATCCATATATCGTCGTGGAAGCCTTTGCGGCAAACTTCTGTGCCCCATAGTTGGAGCATAAGCCTAGGAGTTAAATTAGGCATTCCAAGACGTTCTGCCCACCACGAGTCTACTTGTTCGCGCCATTCTCGGGCTTGTTTTGTGCGGCCTTCTAATAATGTTCGATCCCACCCAAATACGTGAGCTACAGCATCTTTTAGGCTGTTGGCAAAACTTTCTCTTCTAAAGCCATGGAAATTAACTAGGTAATCGGCAATCGTATCTTTGCCGGATCCAATAAAACCGCACACACCAATAATCATAGAGTCCTCCGCTGATAACTCTAGTATATAACAATTTTATTACGGGGTCAAGATTTTTTTAACCAATTACCATTTGCCAACTGGACACTTGACGAAGGGCAGTATCACTTTAACTGGCATTATGCAGTGACACTCTTTGCAAACACGATAGGTATGATTGTAATGTTCGCAAGACTTACATATTTCCAAACGAGGCTTACCAATTGGACTGTTTTCAGCTTTTTCGTCCTGCTGTTTTGCAATCTTTTCTTCTTTAGCTTTGGCTCGTTCGGTATAGTGTTTGTTTAAAATTTCGTTGATAAACTGTTGTGTATCCATTTTAAAAACATTATGTTGTGTTGGCGGCAATTGCGTGGTCTTGACTTACGGTCCAACCGTTGGCCTGTAATCCGTAATAAGCAGTCCAGTTAAGTTGGTATCTAAAATATTCAATAGGCTCTGTTATAGCATCTCTTTGTACACCGCCAGCTGCCCAAATATACTGGCCGCCGTATGCATCCCACCAACCGTTCCACGACATAAAAGTGTTTAAGTCACTGCCTGGAGTAGCAGCAGTTCCGGTAGAAGGAGCAACAACCTGTACAACTCCATTATTAGCAATGTTATTAAACAAATTAAGAACATTATAAACAGTATTGAGTGGTAAAAGTATTCGACAATAATAGTTGCGAGAGTTTGGTGTTGTTCCTGTTTCTGAAGGAATTGTAGTGGTGGCATTTTGATAAACGCCAGCAGATCCGTCAACATACGCATCAATAACAAATCTAAATCTGTAACAGGTAATTGTTGGCGAGGTAGCTAAAATTGTACCTGTAGTTGCATTTCTTGTTCGTATGTTAATAGAAAAAGTAGTTGATGTTGCTGAATCGTTAGTATTAGATGTTGTTGGGCTTGCGAATGCGGCTTTAGTCCAACTGGTGCTGTGTATGTTTCCTATGCGGCCAGTTAAGGTAGTAACTGTAGCTGAGCTACCGTCTGGGTTAATACTCCAGCTGCCTTGTACTCCGCTTCGACCAGTAGACGATTGATAAAATCTGGCAGTAACAGCACCAGGGCCAGTTATTTCATAGTATAAATCTTCGCCGTTGGTCCTACCACTGATTGAGATAGTAAAATCGTCTGTGTAATATCCAAACTTAGCGTTGGCATCATTGAGAGTAAGCATTCCATAACTTTGCGGAAACAGTCCACCATTTTCTGCTATAACTGTTCTATTAACAGATACTGAACAGTAGGGGTTATGTTTAACTCCTGGTCTTGAGATACAGCCCATTCGTGCCATAGCATTATCCGTAAGTAGCCACACTAGCTAAGACTCTTAGAATAGAGCCAGCATTGTACATAATGGACACATTAATCACATCAACTTTACTAGAAGCACCAGTTGGAACAGTGCCTCCAACCCAACTTATAGACTGACTTACACCAGCTACTTGTACTCCAGTCATCATATAACCTGTACCGCTTTGTATTAATATTAGCGTAAAGGTCACAGTTTTAGTTCCAGATGCAGCAATGTTTGTAAAATTGGCAGTAAAATTACCGGCCAGGCCGGTTACATAAAATACACTACCTAGACTCGAATCACACCCAAGTGTACTGGCCCAACTAACTGCTGTCATTGTTTCAGTTTGTCCAGCAAACGTTGCCATGCCAGTAAATGTTGGGCTAGCGAACATTGTCGTTTTGCTTTCGTTGGTTACATTACCTAAGCCAACATCTGTTGCAGTCACGGAATCCCAAGCAGGAGCTGCTCCGTTGGTTCCGTCGCCTGTTTGTCGTAAAAATCTTCTGTTAGTTGTTGTGTTAGGACTTAGTAGTGTTGTAGTGTCAGTGTTACTTTGATAACCAATAGCGCCTAATAATGTAGTATTGTTACCGCCTGATAAATTTGTGCTCTTGGTGGCAGTTGCGGCATTGCCGTCAATGCTTACACCATTTAACGTTTGACTAGCACTAGCTCTATTAAATGTAATACTTGTAGTGCCTAAATTAAATGCAGGTATATCACTAGCAGATAACGTTCCCCATGCAGGTGCTGCTCCATTACTACCAGTACCAGTCATGGTTAGAAAGTTTTTAGTAGTAGATGTGTTAGGGCTTAATAAAGTAGTAGTATCAGTATCGCTTTGATAACCAATCGCACCCAGTAGTGTTGTATTATTGCCACCAATTAAGTTTGTGCTCTTGCCTGCACTGGTAGCAGTTGCAGCATTACCGTCAATACTTACACCGTTTAATGTTTGACTAGCACTAGTTCTGTTAATGGCAACCTGTGTAGTTCCAATATAAAAATTTTGATTGTCTAAAGGTAATGTGCCAGATGTGCTTGGTAAGTTAAACGATGTTGAATCTGTGCCAGTTAATTCAATAGTATTGTTTACTCTGAATGTTTTTCCATTAGCAATAGTCAATGTTGACCCCACTGATGGAGGAGTAATTGTTAATTTGTTGATGGTTGTTGCAGTTGCAACACCTAAAGTTGGCGTTGTAAAACTTGGACTGTTTAGTAATGCATATCCTGAAATACTAGCGCCTGCTGGTATAGTAACAGTTCCAGTAAACGTAGGACTAGCCAACGGTGCTTTCAATGCAAGGTTAGTTGTAACAGTAGAAGCAAAATTAGCATCGTTGCCAAGTGCATCTGCTAATTCTTTTAACGTATCTAATGCCGATCCAGAACCATTAATTAAGTTACTAACCGCAGTTGATATCGCCGTATTAACAAATGCTGTGCTGGCTGCAGCTGTAGTATTACTACCTGCTAAAGGTGTTGGGACTGTGACTGTTCCAGTAAATGTTGGACTAGCAAACATCGTAGCTTTTGATTCGTTGGTGACGTTACCTAGGCCAATTTCAGAAGCAGAGTATGTTGGTTTAGTAGGTTGTTTAGCCCACGTATAAACGTCACTTGCTGGTGCACTTCCTGATGTGACATTGCCTATGGTTGTTATATTTCCACTACCAGCCCAAGTGCTTAGTGCAGTATTTTCTACGTTGCCTAACCCTACCATTGCTTTTGTTACACCAGTAACAGTTCCGGTAAATGCTGGACTAGCTAACGGTGCAAATCCTGAAATGCTTGCACCAGCTGGAATAGTAACAGTACCAGTAAAAGTTGGACTGGTAAACATTGTGGCTTTGCTTTCGTTGGTAACATTACCTAAACCAACTTGTGTAGCAGTAATTGTAATGTTTGCACTACCGTCAAACGAGTTGCCGTTGATAGTAACCGGAGTTGCTAATTTAGTTGCGGTAGCGGCGTTGCCAGCTAGTATGTGTGTTTTTACAGTATTAATTGTTGTCTGCTTACTAGTTGATGCGCCGGCGGTGTCTACAACTGCTAACAATGTAGTTCCGTCAACAACCGTTAGTGTTGGCAGTTCGGTTACTTTAATTGCCATGAATTATCCTATTACAAATGTAAGCGGTGTTCCGCCTGGTACCATATCATTAATTTCTTTTTCAAGTTTTTCAATTTCTGTATTGCCGGCTGTCATTAATGCTGTACCGTTAAGCTGAATACCTGATCCACCAGGGCCTGCAATGCTGGCAAACTTACTACGTGCTTCGCCTAACATTAATTTGCATACAGCCAACGTGTAATCATACAACCATTGTTTTGCATAAATGTCTTGAAGCAGAACAAAGTCAGGACGGTAGTTGTGAGTTCTTAATAGAACTTGTTCGCCTTGTGCAAAAGGACGTTGCAGTATTGTAAGTATGTGATTACTTTGACGCCATTTGAATTCAATATATGCACCAAACATACGTCCTACTAATTTTTGATATCCAGCAAACATTTCGTAGGTTGCTAGACCACCCATCATACTACCAGTTAACAGGTAACTGTTTGTGTACGCCAAGTTGAACGGCTCGAACAATGTTCCGCCTGCACCTAAACCGCTACGACTGCCTACTGCACGTCTAAAAATACTTTGAACTTCAATAACTTCATCAGGCAGACGATATTCGTTAACATCTTGCATTAGTTCAAGAAACATGTATGATTCTTCGACAGCGTTACTGCTACGTTGACGAAACTTTGCTAATGCACGATCCAGTGCAGTTTCGTAATGTTTAGGGTCTAATTCAACTTCAACCATGCCGTCGCCCAGCATGTTTCGAACATAATCAAACACCTTATTACGCTCTAATGTGCTATCGGAAAGCCCAGGATCTTGTGGGTAATTATCTGCCATTTTCAGTTCTCCTAGTATATTTATCTAGCGATAAATATCAATATGCCACGATTATCCTTATACAAGCCCGAGCGTGGGCAAGACTACAAATTCATGGATCGCCAGATTTCTGAGATGTTTCAGCTTGGCGGCACAGACTTATATCTGCACAAATATCTAGGACCTAAGTTAAAAGACGAAGGAACTGCGGATCAGCCTGTATACGATGCTGTTAAAGAAACAAACATTCAAGATTTACTATTTTTAGAAAATCGCGATAGAAAATACAGCGAAGAAATTTACAAGATACGAGGAATTTATAATGTTCAAAACATTGACTTTAACCTAAGTCAGTTTGGATTGTTCATTGATAATGACATTGTGTTTATGACTGTGCATATTAATGATTTTATCAAATATGTTGGACGTAAACCGCTAAGTGGCGATGTACTAGAATTACCGCATTTAAGAGATCAGTTTGCTTTAAATGATTACGACATAGCATTGCCTCGTTATTATGTAATTGAAGATGTTGGGCGTGCCAGCGAAGGATTTAGTGCTACATGGTATCCGCACCTTTACAGATTACGTTGTAAGAAATTACTAGATGCTCAACAGTTTGCAGATATCTTAGATAAGCCAGCTATAGATGCTGACGGAAATCCAAGCGACATGAGCCTACGTGATTTACTCAGCATGAGGTCAACAGAACTTCAAATTAATGATACAGTAATTCAACAGGCAGAAGCAGATGCTCCTAAGAGCGGATACGAAACTAGACAGTTTTATACTCTAGCAGTTGACACGACTGGAAAAACTGTATTAAATACTGCGGATGCAGAAACACTTGATGCATCAATAACATCAGTTACTGCGCTCGAAAGTAACGCACGACCAGTAAGAACTGGATATACTGGTTATCTTGTTGGTGACGGCTTTCCACAAAATGGATACGACTTTGGACACGGAATACAATTTCCTGATGCGCCAGGTCCTGACGATTTCTTTTTACGCACAGACTTTATGCCTAATAGACTGTTTAGATTTGACGGTGCTCGATGGATCAAAGTAGAAGATGCTGTACGTATGAACATGACTAATAATGATAGTCGTCAAACACTTAAAACTGGATTTATTAATAATAACACCTACATTTACAATGAAGCTACAGCAATTGATTGGATCAAACTCGTAGAAGGCAATCAAGAGTTTGACACTAATATTGACTACACAATTACAGGATTGTATCTTGTTTTAAAATTAGAAACAACAGAAATTGCATTCACCGTAGCAGATTACACTGGAATCATAACTAACGTAGGCGGAAAAGTTCATGTTAATCTTCCAATTATTAACAATGAACAACAAATAATTCCTTACACAGGCACTTGGAAGTTAAGCCTATGTAATAATAGAGAAGCACAACGACAAAGCCTGTCTAAGGCTTTACGACCAAAGGCAGATTTATAATGCAATTTTTTTATGACGGACAAATAAGACGATACTTAACACAGACAATTCGTGTATTAAGTAATTTTACAGTTAAGTACGGTGACGGAACACTCGTACGTGTTCCAGTTATGTATGGCGATGCTGACAGACAAGCAGCTAGTATTGTTCGTCAAAACAGTGAAAACAAAGTTAACAGCGTTCCTCGTATTGCTGTTTATATCAGTGGTTTAGAATTAGACACAGCAAGATTGAGCGACTCAACCTTTGTTGGAAAAGTACACGTTAGAGAACGAGAAATAAACAACGCTGACCCTAATAATCCGGTTTATACTACAGGTCAAGGTCGTAACTATACTGTCGAACGCCTGATGCCAACACCTTTCAAATTAACTATGAAGTGTGACATTTGGACAGCAAACACTGAACAGAAATTACAACTGTTAGAGCAAATACTTGTGTTATTTAATCCAAGTCTTGAGTTACAGACTACTGATAATTACATTGATTGGACTAGTTTATCTGTGTTAAATTTAACACAAACTACTTGGTCCAGTCGCTCTGTTCCTGTTGGAACTGACACGCCAATTGATATTGCAACCTTGCAATTAGAAACACCAATATGGATCAGTCCTCCGGTTAAGGTCAAGCATCTTGGTGTTATTACAAAAATTATCACCAGCTTATACGAAGGTGCAACTACTAATGCAAATACGTATATTGAAGGACTAGGACAGCCTTTGGCAGGTCCAGAGACTGTCATGGGACAACTGTTAACTAGAGAAACAGTTACAATATCAGATTATAATTTACAAGTTTATAATAATCAGGCAATTCTGCTGGCAAAGTCTGAAAGTAGTGTTCCTCGCGAACCAACCTTGGACATTCCAGTAAGGCAAGGTACACCTATCGAGTGGCAATCGCTGTTTGACAAGTATCCTGGAAAATACACAGCTGGTTCAAGCAGTCTGTACCTAACACAGTCTAACGGCACTGAAGTTATTGGAACGGTAGCAATTAGCCCGTTAGACCCAACTATACTGCAAGTTTCATGGGATGCTGACACACTTAACACAAATACTGGTATTGATAGTGATGGAAATTTAGACACTGATCCGGGATACGGTACAAATAATCTAAGATCATCTAGTCCTGGAACATTTGATGCTATAATTAATCCGTTAACTTATAACCCTGAAGGGCCTACTGCGGGTACAAGATATCTTATAGTCGAAGATATTGGCAATGAAGCTAACGATCAACCGGCTGCTACCTGGGGTAGTTTAGTTGCCATGGCCAACGATATTATAGAATTTGACGGTAACAACTGGTATGTTATTTTTAATTCTACTCAAGAATCTGACACGCTTATCTATCAAACGAATATATACACTGGAGTCCAGTACGTATGGAACGGTGTTTATTGGGCAAAATCTTTTGAAGGTGAGTATAGGGCAGGCGAATGGAGACTAGAGTTGTAACAGATCGTATAGTATGTAGCGGAGCATTGTTCTACGCTAAATCTACACGAAGAATATTACTGTTACAAAAATCTAACGGAAAACACAGCGGAACTTGGGGGTTAGTGGGCGGCACTAACCTTCAAAACGAAAACCCTTGGCAAGGTCTTCAAAGAGAAATCCAAGAAGAGATTGGCAATTCTCCAGAAGTTCTTAAAACAATTCCCCTAGAAACTTTTGTCAGCAACGATAAAGTTTTCAACTTTCACACATATCTTTGTGTAGTAAACTCCGAGTTCATCCCAGTGTTAAGCGACGAGCATCGTGCTTGGGCATGGATCAATATCGATTACCCGCCAAAACCGTTACACCAAGGGTTAAGAAATAGTTTTTCAAATAAAATTATTAGAACCAAATTACAAACGGTATTTGATATAGTTGAATTAATTTAAGGAGATAACAATGCCATTATTAAAACCGGTACATGATAGAATTTTAGTTAAGCGTCACGAGCCAGAACAAGTGACATCGGGCGGAATTGTGCTTACTAGTACAGCTGACGATGAAAGAACTTCAAGAGCGACTGTTGTTGCAGTAGGTCCTGGAAAGTATTCAGAAAAAACAGCAATTTTAATACCTATGACTGTCAAACCAGGTGACGAGATTTTATGTCACCCAGCTGCTGGTTCAAGAGTTACCGCAGACGGAAACACATACTGGTGTATGCCAGAGTCAGATGTATGGTGTGTGATAGAAAAAGATGAATGAAGCACTGGACCAGGACAATTATGTAGTAGTAAAAGATTTTTTACATTATAATACTGCTATAGACATTGGTAAAGATTTTAGAAAAAGTTGCATTGAGTCGTTTGCCAAAGCAGATACTCATGTTCCTGGATCGCCTGCGTTGTACGGGCATCCAATAGTTACTCACTTAATGCTTTCTAAAATATTCTTTATGAATGATCTAGTAGGCGAGAGATTGTATCCTACATATTGTTATGGTCGTTGGTATAAGAAAGGTGCTGAACTTAAACCACATATTGATGTGGAACCATGTGAAATAAGTGTTACACTAAATTTAATGGGAGATCCGTGGCCAATATATTTTACAAAACCTAATGGGGAATCTGTTGGGGTCACTCTTACTCCTGGAGATGCTGTTATCTATAAAGGCATAAAATCGTTGCACTGGAGAGAACGGTTTGATGGCAACGAATGCATACAGGCATTTATGCATTATGTTAAAATCTTTGGTCCAAATTATTTTCATGCATTTGATTTACAAAGGAACAAAAAGTTGTGAATCATCCATTAGTTGATTATCTTCATGTTAAAAATAATTTTTTTAACAACCCATTAAAAGTTTATAATTTATCCCTTAATTTAAAATACGAAAGGGCAGCAAACTTTCCTGGACAACGGACTGAAAATCTGTTAACATCGAACAACTGGGCTGCTAAACAATTTGCCATCTACTTTGCTAAAAAAATAGCAAGAGAAGTTTTTCCAGGCATCAGTCAATTTGTAACACACATTTGTTTTCATATCAACGACACGTACGATGATGATGAAGCAAATAACGGATGGATTCATAATGATGATGTTACCCTTGCAGGACTAGTATACCTTAATCCAACTGAAAGAAGTTTTTCTAGTGGGACTAGCGTATTTTACAAGATAACGGAAGGAGAATTCAATGCAGGTGATTTTCCTTCAAGGAAAGAATTTAATTTAACGGCAAAATCTTCAGAACAATATCTGCAAGACTTAGCAGAAAATCATAAACACTTTGAAGAAACTATAAGAGTTGGTAACGTGTTTAATAGACTAGTCGCCTACGATGCCAAACTTTATCATAGACCTAATAATTTTAAAACGCTTTGCGGTGAACCAAGAAGATCTGTGTTATTTTTTATAGACAAATACGAGTTTGAATATCCGCATGTTGATAATAATTCTGCGTGGGAAGACCGATGACCAGTGTAACTAACATGCCGTTGTTTCCTGTGCCTGTGTTTAAATTTAAGGCCAGCAATCACGATAAAATTAAAAAATACATGTTAGATAACGTCTACCCCCAGTTTCTTAAAAACGGTGTCAATGACAAATTAGCACAGGCTTATACTGATTATGTACCCGGAGCAACAAAAGTTCCTTGGCAAATTTTAGAAAAATTTTACTATGAAGATATAAAACAATTTCTTGAACATACTGGAATTGATTTTGGTCAAGGCTGGCAGTTCAAGATACGCTGTTGGTATGCGCTTATGACTAACACTACTGCACAATTTGTACACGATCATACCGGCGGCCCAACTACTATACAATGGTCAATGGTGCATTATGTAAAAGTAGATAATCCAGAAACTGCTGGAACGGTGTTTGTCAATCCTAATTCTAGAATGATAAAAGGTGTAACTCCTACTAAAAATAGAAATTTGTTACCTGAAATATACATGCCGCCGCCAGTAAGTGCTGTCGTTGAAGAGGGAGATATAGTTGCATTTCCGTCTTGGCTAGACCATCATACACCCGCTCATACTGACGGGAGTTTAAGAATCGTCGTTCCAATAAATGTTATGCTGTCCGTTGATGACGGCCAAGGAGAAGGTTTATGAAAATTGTTGTAGTTGGAGGCGGAACTGCTGGATGGCTGGCTGCACTGATGTTGCACAAAATACATCCAGAACACGAATTGACTGTTATTGAATCATCGTCTATTGGCATTGTTGGTGCTGGTGAGGGATCAACTGGGTTATTAACGTCTATATTAAAAAATAGTTTTTGGAACTTTGACTGTGATTTAATGGACTTTTTTAAAGAGACTGGTGCAAGTTTAAAGTATGGCATACTACACAAGAGCTGGAGAGAGGTTGGCGTAGATTACTACGGTCCTATTGGTGGTAGTCCTAGTCAGAATAACATCATTGATTATATTTTTGCTCACTATCATGTAAATCATCCAGACCAGTTGCACAGAACTAGTGATCTTGGATGGGCTATAGAAAAAGGAGTCACTCCGTTAAATCTTAATAACTTTAAGTTTGATAAATTTGAAACAGCCCTGCACTTTGATGCACATGCTGTTGGAAAATATTTTAAAAAAGTCACAATGAAAAACGGAACAGTGACGCATGTTGACGACGAGATAGTAGATGTATTATTAAACGAGCAAGGTTATATTTCAGAATTATTGTTGAAGTCAGGAAAAAAGATCGACGGTGACTTTTTCATTGACGCATCTGGCTTCAGACAAGTTTTAGTTAAAAAGTTAGGAGTTAAATGGGTAAGTTATAAAGATAACTTGCCGGTGAATTCGGCTATGCCGTTCTTGTTAGACTATAAGGAAGGCGAAGATCCAGAACTTTATACCACCGCTTGGGCGCAAAGTTCTGGATGGATGTGGAAAATTCCTACTATGACTAGACAGGGTTGCGGCTATGTATTTTGCGACGAGTTTATAACTCCAGAGAAAGCACAAGAAGAAATAGAAACAACACTGGGCAGACCTATTGATCCTATTCGTGTATTAAAATTTGATACAGGGCGATTAGAAAAAGTTTGGACTAAAAATTGTTTAGCCATAGGGTTAGCCAGTGCGTTTGCAGAACCTTTAGAAGCAACTAGTATTCACACAACGGTTACACAATTACTTTCTTTTAACTTTGAATTCTTAAAAAATACAGTTGAAGAAACCTGCAATCACGGATCTATCAACAGCTATAACAGACAGACTGCCAGGCTGTATGATATGACCAAAGAGTTTTTAGTTGCACACTATATGGGCGGACGCACTGACAGCGAATTTTGGAGATACATTGCATCCGGTGCAACACGAACTCCATTTGTTTTTGACATGCTGGAAAGTTGTAAAAATAGATTTCCTTCAAACAGAGATTTAACTCCTGGGTTTGGCGAACCTGACATAGGTCTTTGGTTACCTATACTGGCAGGAACTGGGCACTTATCTCCTAGTATTTCCCAACTGGCACTTAATGATGCTCAATTTATAATAGGCAAAGACAAACAAGTCTCGACTATCGTCGATGAGTATGAATATTCTGTAGGAGTCATGCATTCTAATGCCATGAAGTTCACAGAATTAACCAAATTGCTACGTAAAAACCTAAAGTCATAATCGCATAATCGTGCTGTTTTTCTAGATAATTAACAGTATGAGTATGATTGACCTTCCTAATGTTGGATTTTTGTTAGAAAAACTAAACCCTTTTCTATTTCAGCGCCTTCGACAAGAAGTTGCTGTTTTTATAGAAGACTATCAAAAGGGCGACGGCGACAAGAATCATGATTTGTTAAGACAGTTTCATAAAAGAAAAGCTGGATATTCTTCTGATTATACCCTTTCAGAAAAACTAGTTGAGGACTTAAAAAAAGAAGTTCTCAAACACATAGAGCAACTAGAAGGTAAGTTTAATTATTTCGATAAAATTTTTAATTTTACAGTCAATGTAGAAGGTTGCGAGCTACAGTTAGCACTGGAAAGAATCTGGACTAACTTTCAAAGTCCTGGAGAATTTTTACCTTTACATAATCACACAGGTGTTTACAGTTTTGTTATTTGGGTCTATGTGCCGTTTGATATGGCTGCTGAAAAAGACCTAGTCGTAAATCAAGATTTAATTAAAAGTAGACAGGGAAACTTTGAGTTCATTTACACAGATTCTCTAGGAAAAATCAGTAGCCATACTTTACCAGTTGATAGAAAATTTGAAGGAGTTATAGCTGTTTTTCCTTCAGACTTATATCACCAAGTGTATCCGTTTTATAGTTCGGATGGAGTAAGAGTATCTGTAGCTGGAAATTTTAGACTTGAGATAGTTAAAAAACATGAACTTTGAAAAACACGAATTCATAGGATTTATAGGAGTTTTTGAAAACTATTTCAACAATTCTTATTTTCAAGACGTTATACGACATTACGATAAGTTAAGCTCGTTATCTTTACACCAACAAGATACAGTGCCTAAGCATTGGAAGGATGACGAGCAGTTATATTTTTTACATCCATCTGTGGTCAAGACATTAGATCCGATGTTTGTAAATCATTTTTTAGACGTATTATGGAAAAAAATATTTCCAGTATATGCTGAAAAATTTAGTATCTTACAGGAAAAATCCTATAAGGTTGAGCAAATTAAAATGAAAAAAATAGTGCCTGGCGGCGGATTTCATCAGTGGCACTATGAAGCGTTAGGAGATGACTCAAAACGTAGACTAGTGGTACAGTTATATATGAATGATGTAGACGAAGCAGGCGAGACTGAGTTTTTATACCAAAATAAAAGAATAGTGCCAAAGAAAAATAAACTGTTAATTTGGCCAGCAGACTGGACACATACTCATAGAGGTAATCCTCCTATAGGAAAAACAGACAAGTATATTCTAACAACATGGTTGTTAGAAGAAGAGACACATGAAAATTAAATTTAATATTGACGATCAATTAGCTTTGAAGCATTGGCCCGTGATACCAGCTAAAGATTACCTCCCTGAGTGGTATAATAAACTTCCAGCGGCCAAAGACGGATATCGGTTTGATGAAACATCTTTAAAAAGTGTCAAGGCTTGCATGCCTGTAAATGATTTTATAACATCTGGCTATATTTTAAGAGCAACATATGAAGTTCGTGTTAAAGAAAAAATAGTCAATTTTACTCCGTCTATGACGATTATTACTGCATCTGGCTTTAGAAACGAGATTAACAATCCTGAAAAGACTGACGACCATCAAGGACTGCATCCTAATAATTCTGCCAGCATTTACGCAGAAGAAACTTGTCCTATGAAAAACAAGAAGTTTGGTAATTATTTTAGGTTTAACACCGAATGGACCATAGAAACACCTCCAGGATACAGTTGTTTAGTTATTCAACCTTACTATTTTTACAATCCGCAAATTAATATATTACCTGCAATAATTGATACTGATAAGTTCCATGAAAAAATTCCTGTCGTTGGATACTTAAACAATTTAGAGGAAGCACGATTTACAGCAGGTGATCCTTTACTACAAGTTATACCTTTTAAACGTGACTCTTGGGAAGCTGAATTAACCAGTAATAAGATTATACAAAAATCAAAATTTTTCCTGTACAACGCTTACAAGAGATTATTTCACACTGAGAAATTTTTTAAATGACAAATTTAATAACCTTTACAAGCAGCGATTTAGAAGCTATAGAAATGTTTCCGCCGGTTCCAGCTGGAAAAGTTGTGCCTGAGTGGTATAAAGATACTCCTATCGAAGTTCCAGAAATTGGACAGTGGACTAAACCACATACTCCTACTATAAAGAGATGTGTTCCTGTATTAGATTATTTGACTTCTGGATATATTATAAGAGCAACTTACGAGATACACATTAGACAGTACGTAGACGAAGGAAATTTTACAAGTTTTGATTATAAGTGTCGTAATACTGAAAGACATGTAGGCAAGCACCCATGGCATCAAGCACATTTAACTGTTGATGGCAAAAAGAATCACTATTTAAAAATTAACCAGCCTTGGAAGATTACAACACCACCTGGTTACAGTTGTCTTTTATACGATCCTTATTATGAAATGAGATCCACTTTTGACATATTTCCTGGTATTGTTGATACCGATGTCCACGACGAACCAATTGGGCTTGTTGGGCTAGTAAAAGAATCTGACTTTATTATACGACCTGGCGATCCGTTAGTAGTAGTGTTTCCGTTTAAAAGAGAAGATTGGAAGATGGATATTAAAGCCAGCACACTAAAAGAAGACTGGTCAGCGTCTAGTTTCAAATATCGACTAAGCACCTACTGGGCAGGATTTTATCAAAAGATGTTCCATCACAAAAAGAGTTACAAATAATATGTTTAATTTTTTCTTTAAAAGACCAACACTAGTACTTGATTGTGTTACTTATGTACCTGAGTTAGAAACGCTGTTTCCTATTGTACCCGCAGAAGAAAGACTGCCACCGTTTTGGAAGAAACTTTCTCCAACAGTAAATCATTTTGGTATTAATAGAGGTACCGTAAGAACTTGTCCTGGAATAGGAACACTATTTAAGACAGGATTTATACTGCAAAATTGGCACGACTATGCTATAAGTACCGAAGACAACAACTTTAGATGGCATCCTGAAAACATGGCTGAACAGCATAACTCTAAACAGTGGGGAGAATATTTAAAAAGTTATCATCACTTAAAGCTAATTAGTCCGTGGAGAATTAAAGAAAAAACTGGAGTAAATTTTCTTTTTACTAATTGTTTCTGGCACGATGACGAATTTAAACCAACTGTCGTCAACGGCATAGTTGATTACAAATATCAGTACACCACCAGTGTTAATATGTTAGTGCCTAAAACAATGTTTCCTAAAACACTCACTATTCCAGCAGGCAAAGAACTTGCTCATGTCATTCCGTTATCTGAATCAGATGTAAAAATTAAAATGCATACTGTTAGTTCAATAGAATACGATCGCCTAAATACATATACATTTTCATTCCAAGGTGCGTATTTTAAAAGAAAGAAAATTTTAAAGGATAAAGGCCTGTGAAGATACATGCATTATTCCCAACTCTAATATATGAACATAAGGGAACAATGGATGAAATTTTCCTGGTTCAAGATGAAATTAAAAGAACGTTGCCTTTAATAGAAAGCCAAGATGCATTTGTACGTCCGGACGGATGGACCGGTGGCGTAAGAACTAATATCAAATCTCGTCATAACACTATTGTAGATTTTAAAATGACGAATCTACAAAGATATATCGAAACACATGTTAAGCATTACATTGATAAAGCGCAAACATGGCATCCTGTTAAAATTGGACTAGTGCATAGTTGGTTTAACAAAACAGACAAAGGTGAAGGCCAAGAATGGCATCAACATCAAGACGCAATGATTTCCGGTGTTTACTATTACCAGACTACTGGAAACGATGGAGTGTTTGGTATTCAAACCCCTGTTCCTCAGCTAAAACAAGAACTGTTTCCTTTTGGAAATATTTCTGTTAGGACTGTTGAAATGCGTCCCCAAGTAGGAACAATACTATTATTCCCTGGTTGGTTAGAGCATTGTGTTGCAGCAAACACTACTGACAGTACAAGAATATCAGTATCATTTAACTTTCAACGAGACTACTGGACTGATTTACCTGTTCAGGATCGTAATCTCATTTAAAACCACCCGATAAATATCGGTATATTTAAGGATTTGACATGAAAAAACCTATTGAACGAATTATCATTGTTGGTGGCGGATCTGCTGGCTGGATGTCAGCGGCTATGCTATCTAAACAATTTCCTAATATTGAAATCGCTCTAGTAGAATCTCCAAATGTTCCAATTATTGGTGTAGGCGAATCAACACTAGGAACAATTAATCAGTACTTAGGCTTACTAGGATTAAAAGATGAAGACTGGATGGCCTATTGTAATGCTACCTATAAGTTAGCAATTAAATTTACTGATTTTTATGAAAAAGGAAAAGCATTTTACTATCCATTTGGCATCAAAGATTTACAAAATACGCAACAAGGCACAGCTGACTGGTACGTAAAGAAAGTATCAAATCCAGATTTAGATAATAATGACTTTTATGAATCGTTTTACAGCTCAATGCCAATGATTTATAAATCAAAAATATTTGATAACAAAGATGGACAGTTGCCTGGCTTTAGTTTTACAAACGATGCTGCATATCACATGGATGCAACGCTATTTGGCGAATTCTTAAAAGAAAAAATCTGTATTCCAAACGGTGTTGTTCATGTATCAGAGCATATTGATGAAGTGTTAACAGACCCAACAGACGGGTACATTTCAGGTCTTAAACTGGCCAACGGCGATACCCTTGAAGCAGACTTGTACATAGATTGTTCTGGTTTCCGCTCTTTACTATTAGAGCAAACACTAGGCGTAAAGTTTAATTCTTACAGTGACTGGCTACCAAATAACAAAGCCTGGATTACACATATCCCATATGCTCACAAAGAGTTAGAAATTGAAAACGTTACTAACTGTACTGCTATTAACAACGGTTGGGTGTGGAATATTCCTCTATACAACAGGATTGGTAGTGGATATGTTTTCAGCACTAAGTTTATTAGTGAAGAAGCAGCACTACAAGAATACAAAGATTTCTTAGACAGTGATAAAATGGTTGTTCGAAATCCTATGAGAAGCAAAGTCTGTGAATACAGACTAATTGACATCAAAAATGGATCTCACGAGCGTGCTTGGGTTAAAAACTGTGTTGCTATTGGACTAAGTTATGCGTTTGTTGAACCATTAGAAAGTACAGGGCTTTTAAGTGTACAAGAAATGTTACTAAAACTTTGCGAAACATTACACAATAGACAGGTAAACAAAATACACATTGATCATTTTAACTACATCTGTAATTATGTCATGGATAGTTTTAGAAACTTTGTAACTTATCACTATGTATTTTCATCTAGAAGAGATACTCCTTATTGGCAACACATGACAACAGCAGTAGAAATGGATCCTTTGATGTTAGATCCCAAACTAAATCAAATTCCTACAGCTGCTTCAGACTTAGCTGTAAAGTTGCTACAAACTCACGTAATGCCGGGCGATGCATCTATGGGAGGTATGCCTGATATATTAGTAGGTATGAACACCTTGCCAGTAAATTCTACTCAATTAGAAATTGTTAAGATGCTTATTATGGCAAGACATGGTCAAGTTCCTGAGTTTTACAACTCTCAAATTCAAGATTATTGGGACCAGAAGAAAGAATATATTAATTCTTTAATTGAATCTGCGCCGTCTCACTATCAGTATTTGAGAGAAAATATCTATAACGGCAAAGAATGATAAATGCCCTCAAGGTCGATATCAATACCGTTGTTGACAGCTGAAGAATGCGATTCTATTGTCAACAATTCGTCTAAATGGATAGAAGGTACTGTACATAAATTTGGGCAGTACCTTGTAAACAAATCTTTTAGAAGTGTTCAAATTTGTAACGAACCGTTGCCAGAAGACTTATTAGATAAGATTTTTAAAACTGTTTTTTTACTTAATTCTGAAACATTTAGATATCACCTAGAAGGTTATAATCCAAAAGATCCTCCTTTAGTTTTTAAATATTCAGAGGATCGTAGTGATCATTATGTATGGCACACGGATTCTATCTCAGGAGATAAGGTAAGAAAATTGTCTTTTAGTTTACAACTTAATGACGATCACGAGTATGAAGGCGGAGATTTAGAATTCATGCCTGCTATCAAAGATTCAAAAATAAGAAAGAAGGGATACATTACTGTATTCCCGTCTTATGCCACACATCGAGTTACTCCGGTTACACAAGGAACTAGACATGTAATTGTGGGGTGGATATACGGACCTGAGTTTAGGTAAATTATGAAAAAACAAATTGAAAAAATAGTAATAGTAGGCGGTGGGTCGGCTGGGTGGATGGCTGCAGCACTACTGTCTAAAAAGTTTCCTAATTATAAATTTACCTTAGTTGAATCGCCAGATCAGCCAGTTATTGGTGTAGGCGAATCAACGCTAGGAACATTAAATTTATTTTTGTCTTTATTAGATTTAAAAGATGAAGAATGGATGGAACACGTCAACGGAACTCATAAGTTAAGCATTCAGTTTACTGATTTCCACCAGCTTGGAGAAACGTTTTACTATCCGTTTGGCACAAAAGATGTACGCAATACAGTTAATGGTATCAATGACTGGTATTTTAAAAAATTATTCCATCCTGAAACTCCGTGGAATGATTTTTACGAATGTATCTACAGTAATATGCCGTTGATTTATCAAAATAAAATATGCGACAATACTACACATAAATTAGACGGATTTCATTTTGGCAATGACGTCGCCTATCACATGGATGCTATTAAATTTGGCCAGTTTTTAAAAAATAAATTTGCTATACCTAACGGTGTTGAACACATAGAAGAACACATAACCAGCGTTGAACTTGACGCAGATGGCTATGTTGATCATCTATTGTTAAAAGACGGAAATACTATATACGGTGATTTATTCATTGATTGCACTGGATTTAAATCTATGTTATTAGAACAGGCATTGGGTGTAGAATTTACCAGCTTTAACGAGTTATTACCAAATGATCATGCATGGACTTGCCATGTACCGTATCATGACAAAGAATTAGAGATGAAAAATGTCACTAATTGTACTGCGTATAATAACGGATGGGTATGGAATATTCCTCTGTACAATAGAATTGGCAGTGGATATGTTTTCAGCTCTAAGTTTATCAGTGTTGAAGATGCATTAGAAGAATATAAAGCATATTTAAATAGCGAAAAAATGGATTACTATGATCCTAACAGGGCTGACAGTTTAGAATTTAAACTAGTAAAAATTAAAAACGGATGTCATGCCAAGTGCTGGGAGAAGAATGTCGTTGGTGTTGGACTAAGTTATGCATTTATTGAGCCGTTAGAAAGCACTGGATTATACAGCGTTCAAGAAATGCTAATTTTGTTGTATCAAATGCTGGATAGAGAATTTATCGCCCGAGCACAAGTTGATCAGTTTAATTACATGGCTAACTTGACAATGGAAAGTTTTAAAGTATTTGTTGCCTTACACTACTTAATGTCTAGAAGAAAAGATACTCCTTACTGGCGTCATGTAACTGAAAATATAGAGCTTGATTGGCGAATGGTTGATAAGAATCTAAAAGAAATTAAAACAATGGCTGCTGATTTATCAATCAGTCTACTATCAGATCATAAGTTAGGTAACGATCAAGGCGGAATACCAGATATTTTCGTTGGCAATCATTTGAGTCCTATTAATAGAATGGCCTACGAAAAAATTAAATACGATCACGGTGTATGGAACAAGGGCGAAGCACTTGTAGTGTTAAAAGACTCAACACTTCAATATTGGAATCAAAAGAAAATAAGAAATAAATTAGTTGCGGATAAGTGTCCTACACATTACCAATATTTAAAAGAAAAAATATACAAAGGTAAACCATAAAAAAAGCACCTTGCGGTGCTTTTTTTATACTGGAGCGCCTGGTGGAGCTGGCGGTGCTCCTTCTTCTCTGTGCTTATAGATTACGTTAACTGGAGCTGGCGGAACATATCCTTCTTTTCCTTCTGCCATTTCTGCAACCATGTTAGTAATAATTTCTTGACTTTCTACCATGATATCTTCTACGCTGCGTAGGTGAACAAGATCCATAAGTGCTATAGGATCTAATGGAATTGGATCAGTCCAAGTTGGATCAGCTAGTAACTCTTTCTTAACCTGTTCTGCCTTTTCTTTTAATGCAATTTCACATCTTTCAACTACCCATTGTATGATGTGCTCGTGTGGATTTTCATACATCCAAGCTAACATTTTTAAATCATCTTCTTCTAAATCAAAGGTATACAGTACAGTTCTGTCGTCGTTTGGATCGTCTATTTCTACTGGAGTCCAGTTAGGATTCTTAGGAGGCAGATCTGCCGCCATAATAATTTCGTCCCGTGTTCCAGGAATTGACGTTGCTCCTTTTTCTTGAAGCTGTGCAATAGCTGTAGGAAGATAATCGTCTTGTGCAATTCTAACTCGCCATTCAACAAGATTGTCAATCCACTCTGTTGGGTTGGCTACTGTATGTTTGAGTAGTTTATCTTGTAATTCAGTTAGGTAAATCGAAAATTGAGGCATTTTTTTCTAGTCTCCGCTATATTTATTGTTATCCAATTAGGTATCCGTTAAAGAACGAGTGTGATGAATGGAATCTATTGTTGTTATTAGTCCAGTAAGTAATGACGCTGGCGTATTCCCCTGCATTCATATAGAATGTCTGCATCCATGTAATTCCATGTGGATAAGGGCTTCCGTTTCCGTGAGCCCAAATTCCATGAGGTGTTCTCCCGCCAATAGCGCCAGGGCTACCATTTTTAGCGCAACTCATGTGAATGTGTCCAGTTGCACTATTCCAACTGGTGTCATTATGGCAGTATGTTAGCCACATGAAATTATAGTGTCCTGCAACTGGTGCTGTATATGTACCGTTAGTATAATTAAATCCGCTACCGTTACGTTGATAGCCTGTCCAGCCAAAATTGCTGTTAAGCTGTTGCCAGCCTGTGCCAGATCCTAATTGATTATTATACAACCAACCGCCTGTTCCGTGACTTTGGAACATTGGGGATCCTGCTGATTGGCTAGTACCTTGCAAGAATCGACCGCTAGGATCCCATCTAGCACGCTCTGTACCAGCTGTTGTTATTCGAACTGTGTTGTCATTGCCAAAGAAGATACCAGTATTAGTATTACCGTTTACTCCAATAGCAGGTGTTGCTGCAGAACCAGCAGTAGTCTGTAGGACTCCAGACATTGTGCCGCCAGCTTTGTTTAGTGGAGTATAGCCTAAGTTTGTTGTAGCAGCTCCTGTTGCAAGTTTGCTGGCTGCTATTGCAGCTGAGCCGCTGATATCTCCGTTAACTATTGTTCGATAAGTTACTGTTTTAGTGCTAAGGTCAACTGTTCCAGCTAACTCGTTTGTTCCAATTGCTCCTGTGGCTATTTTAGCACTGGTAACAGCGTCTGTTGCTAGTTTTCCACTAATTACTGCTCCGGCGGCAATGTCAGAATTTGTTAAACTTCCTGAAACAAATGAATCTGTAGCAATTCTTTTAAAACTATTATACGTTGCCATTATAAATTATCCTATTAAATATCCGCACCATAAACTGTGATCGCCGTGCATACGTCCTGTACAGCCGCCTCCAAAATATGGTTGGGGTATTGTGTAATCTGAAGCATTTAGATACATTTGTAAACAAGTGGCTATACCTGGAACGTAGTTAGCACTAACTTGGTGTCCGTATAATGTATGGGGAGTTCTACCAGTTGCTCTATCAGTACTAGGACTACCATTATAACCAATATTGTAGTGAATATATCCTTGGCTGTTGTTGGTATCATTGTAAAAATATGTTTGAGCATAAAACCAATACCAACCTGCAACTGGTGCTGTAAATCTTCCATTAGAAGATAAGTTACTGCCGCCTGTTTGGCTTGTAATTTGCCAAGTAAATCCGCTTCCTGGTTGTAAGTTATTAATTTCTGCCCAGCGTCCGCAACCACCAAAACTGTTTCCGTAATACCATCCACCGTTGCCGCTGGCCATAAAAATTGGTAAATTTGGTTGCAAGTGGTTTACTGCTGTATTTAGAGAAAATTGATTAACGTTTCCGCCGGTTGTACTAATAGATACGTTTGTAGTACTAGGAAAATAAATGCCAGTATTAGTATTACCGCTAGACACAATAGACGGAGCAGACGCACTACCCGCTGGTACAACTAATGCACCGGTCATTGTATCGCCAGCACGGTTTGTAGGTGTGTAACCTAAGTTACTGGTTATTGCTCCGCTAGCTAACTGGCCGCCTGTAACAGCAGAGTTAGCAATATCAGCATTTACAATTGGTCTATAGGTTACTGTTTTAGTGCTAAGGTTAATAGTTGACCCTAGTTGGCTTGTACCAACTGCCCCATCTTGAATATCTGCGGTTCTTACGCTGGCACTAGAAAAGGCTGCTGTTCTTATACTGTCTGCGCCTAAAACTGCACCTGTAACAGCACTATCTAAAATAGCTTCAGAGTCTATTTTTTTAAAACTTGAATATGATGCCATAATTTATCCTATTAGCCAGCCACAGAATGTCTGATGCCCTGAGTGTAATCGACTACTATTACCGTGCCATACAACGCCACAACTTACAAAGTCACCTGCTGCTAAATTTATAACTGCTGATTGGCTCCACCCGTCGTCGTAGCTGTTGGTGTTTTGATGCATATGAATAATGTAAGGACTTCTGCCGCCTGCGGTCCATGCTCTACTGTTATTCTTTCTAATAAACAAGTGTACATAATTTGGCGGTGTGTTTGCATCATTTAACATGTACCACCAAGTGTGGAAAGCATAGTGACCTGCTACCGGAGCAGTATATCTACCAAACCCGTTAGTACTAAAATTACTGCCGCCGTATTGGTGAGAAACAGTCCAGTTCCAGTTGTTATCTAATTCAACTTCTCTTGAAGGCGCACCCCAAGTGTTTACATAATACCATCCGTTTTGTCCAACTGCGGCAAATGCTGGGTGGTTTGGTCTAGTTATGTATCCGTTACCGTCAACATTAAGGCCGGTAGTTCCTGATACAACAACTGACACGTTATTTCCGCTAATGTTAATACCTGTATTTGTTGCACCGTCTCGAGCAATACTAGGTGCAGCTGCGTTACCTACTGGCAAAACCAGCTGACCGGACATAGTGTCGCCTGCTTGGTTAACTGGAGTATAGCCTATATTGTTTACAGCAGCGCCAGATGCCAGTTTAGTACCAGCAATAGCCGCTGACGCAGAAATGTCTCCGTTTACAATTGGTCTGTATGTTACTGTTTTAGCACTTAAATCAATAGTAGAAGCTAGTTTTGCTGAAGTCACAGTCCCACTAAACGCTGCCTGAGGAACATTATTGGCTAAGATGTCAGCGGCCGGAATAGTATCTGCAGCAATGTCCGCAGATACAATTGAGCCATCAACTACAGCATCAGTGTCTATTTTCTTAAAACTAGAATATGTTGCCATTTATTATCCTTAGATTGTGAAGATTCTCCAACCTCTAGTTGCATCATAATAAATCATATCAAATGCTGCACCTTGAGTAGCAACTGTTAAGTTTGCTGTTGGTCCTGTATCGCTCATAATTGGTTGGCCGTTTCTAGATACTGTAAGGTTGTTGGTGTTAAATGTATTTGCAACATCTACAATTCTAATAGTATCGCCTCTTGTCGGAGCCGCTGGCAATGTAACTGTAACTGCACTTGCAGTTGTATTGACCCATAAACATTGGCTAGCTGAAGCGGTATAAGATCCAGAAACATCCACATGAATAAATTGACCAACAACACCAGTGATACCTGTTATCACGTAGTTAGTTCCGTCAGATGTTAATGCTACAACTTGGTTACCGTTCATCACGTAAGTTGTTGAGCTGTTAACGTTTGGTCCTTTAATAGTAGGGCTACCTGTTACACCTACTAAACTTAATGTAACTGCGCCACCGGTTGTATTCCAAAACGCCTGAGTTTGTCCAACAAAAAGTGCTGGGTTAGCTAAGGTAATTGTGTAAGGCGGTGTTCCAGTTAATGTTGTTAGTAGACCAGTTTGAGGAGCTGCAATAGTAGATGCTGTTGCAACTGTTGTGGTTGGTGCTACTGTATTATATCGTGGCATGTTATTTCCTCACTTAGATCTTATTAAGTTGTACTGGTTTCAATACCGTACACATTAGCATTGATTACAGAACCAACGCTTGCCGATGCTACTAGATAGTAGCCTGCTTGCAGAACTAAGCTGGTACGTTCAAAAACACCTTTACCAACAATGTTTGTGTCATATTCAATAAACTCTGCTGCACTTGGTGTTGCACTGGTTGAAATCGCCAGTCTTATGGTTACTGCCGCGGTGCCTGTGTTTGTTAAAGACACGTTGCACACAGAGTAGTACCCGGTAGGAACAATGTAAATTGTTGTATTTCCTGTTCCCAACTGTGTTGGGGTATATAATCTTCCTGTTGCCATTTAAAATTCTCCGTATTATCTTTGTAAAAAGTATGCTAGGGCTACTGGTGCACCGTCTATTCCAGCGGCAAAGTTCATCTTTGCTTTTACCTTAATTTCTACTCCGCTAGTAGTACTTATCGTATTATTAGCCACGTAGATTACACCTGAAGTCAGTGTATTTACGTTCAACGAGCTCTGACCGCCACCAATCTGTGCTGTAATATATGATTTAATAGCACGTTGAGTTGGTAAAATGTTATCGCTGTTAGCAGTGAAGTAAGGATCTGTTGAGAAACTTGTAATAATTGCTGATCCAGCACCAACCGAAACTGTACCAAGTTGCAAGCTCTGCAAGCCTGACAAGTTAAATGCTGATGCATTCAATGTAGCAGTACCAGTTGATTGTTGAACTCCAAACAATCCACCAACGTTAAAGTTACCATCCTGGTCAGTACTTGTAAAGAATACTCGTCCGCCATTTGATCCTAATGTTTGATTAGCTGTTATAGCTGTTGAAACATTAACTTCTGGATAGTTAGTGGCTGCGAAACCGCCAGTACCAATGTACAAGAAGTCATGTCCTGTTAAACGAACCTGACTATATTTTAGTCTTGTAGTAATTAAGTCGTTGTGAGCAGGAGCATTCAACACACTCAAACTTGGATTAATTTGGAATGTTGCTGTATAGTTTCCTGGTATCCCTAATGGATTGGTTACACTTACTAGTTTAAACCACTGTCCTGGTATACTTGCAAATTCTACGTTAGCACCTGCTAATGGTAACTCGTATAAATTAGAAACGTTAATAAAGCTGCTTGCTTGATACAAGTCACTGAATCCGTCCCCAGTTACTGTAGCAGTGGCAGTTGTGTTTGCAGTACCCCTGTTAGTAAATGTTGGATTAGATAGTATGCCTGTTCCAATACGTGTTCTTGTTGGTGCAGTACGTGTCTTGTTAGGATCAACTTGTGTTACAGTTGGGCCTGCCATGTACATGCCTGTTAGGCCTGTTCCGGTAGTTAAGTTAACTGCTGTTCCTGCGGTTGCTAGTGCAATACTAGTTGAAACTTTGAACGAAGTATTAGAAACAATACTACCTGTAGTTACATAATAAGTAGTGTCTGTTACAAGTCCATAAGCATCTAAACCTGTAAATTCTACTGGTTGTAGCTCTGTCAAGTTTGTTGTATCGCTAGTAGTGATTACATTTGTACTTGTAGTTGTTGCTGTTACTGCACCTCTTGGGAATCCAGAACCAGGTTCAACCATTCTAATTTCTGTAATCTTATTAGATGCAACCTTCATACGTCCTAACGGTGTTGCGCCTGTTCTAATACTTGCACCCACTTGTCCAGATGTGTTTGAAACTGCTGCAAATATCGGAGTTATAACAGAAGAAACTGTTGGGTTTCCGAACACTACTCCTTTCCAGTTACTTGAACTTGGCATAGTTCGTGCTGTCCAGTTTATACCAAATTGGCTTGTAGCACAAGTAGTAGTTCCTGCGGCAACTGCTACAAACAAGCCCTGACCGTAGGTGATTTTATTCCATGATGCACTTGCCGGTAGTCCTGCGGAGCTTGCAATCCATGTTGTGCCTTTGTCTAGACTATATGCAACTTCTGTTCCGCCGCTGGCAATAGCAACAAATCTGCCATTACCGTAAGCAACGCTGACCCAAGTTGTAGAACTTGGTAAGGTTCCGCCTGCTGTCCAGCTATTTCCTGATGTAGTTGAAATTGCGGTAGCATTAGAACCTGATGAAATTGCCACAAATGTTCCGTTACCATAGCATACAGAACTATATGTGCCAGCACCAAGTGTTGGGATAGTTACTGATACCCATGTGTTGCCGTCTGCTGTTCGAGTTGCAGAGCTTGCTCCACCAACTGCTACCCAATAGCCACCGCCATAAGCAATAGAAGTATAGCTACCGTTTGGTAAAGAACCAGTACTTGCAGTCCACGCTGCGTTTGTACCAGCACCTGCTACTGTCTGATAAGCTGCTTTTGTAGTTCCGCCTGATGCAACAGAAGGAATAGCAATAAACTTAGCATTGCTATCTAATACAGAAACAGTTGGTTGGCTAGTGTAACCAGTTCCACCGCTATTTCCAACAGTAATACTACTTACTCCGTTGTTTGTTAATACGGCTGTTCCTGTTGCTTGATTAGTGCTACCTCCGCCGCTAACTGTAACTGTTGGAGGACTGGTATAGTTTTTACCCCAGCTGTTCATAGTGAACGAAGTGATAATATCAGTTCTTGCGGTAACAGTTGGTGTTCCAACCCAACCAGAACCTGGAATTGTTACAGTAACTGATTGAATTACACCGTCTAGTACTACTGCTGTTGCAACAGTTCCGCTACCACCGGTTCCAGTGAAGCTGATTGTTGGAGGTGTTAGGTATCCAAAACCTCCTTGTACAACTGTCACAGATACTACCTGGCCAGCAGTTACACCAGTACCCATATTGGCCTGTAGAACTGCCCCAATACCTCCTAGGCCGCCTACAACTGCTGTAGCTGTAGCACCTTCACCGCCACCATAAGCTACATCAATCCATGTTGTTGAGCTTGGTAAGTTGCCGGCGCCACTCCATGTAGTTCCGTTAGAACTGTATGTTGTAGCAGCACTACCTGTTGGTATTGCTAAGAATGTATTAGAACCGTAGGTAATAGCTTGCCATGTAGCTGAACTAGATAATGTTCTAGCTGAAGCTGTATAGCCTGGACTTGAGTAAGTAACTCTTGGTTCGATGATGTATGTAGTAGTCAAATCTAATGCGTTGGCAACAGTCTTTCCTGGAATAGCATGATCCCATCCAGCTGCATATAAAGTTACAGTTTGACCTGTAGTTGTCGATGTTATATCAAATGTTGCGCCGCCGCTAGTTTCGCTAATAGTAAACTCTGTTCCACTGGCAATAGTTTTAACATAGTATAGTGTGTTAGCTAATGCTCCACCAATATTAGCACTTAGATAAATTGGCATGTTAGCAAACAATGTTGCTGTGCTGGCTACAGTCAATCTATCTGTTGAAAGATCGGTGCCTGTGACTGTTAAATTAGTAAACAACTCTCTGTAAACTTGTGCAGTTTTGCTACCGTTATTGTAAGTTAAAATTGCGGCATATTGACCTGCACCTGTACCTGCTGTTATTAAAATTCGCATGCCTACATAGGCTGTACTCAATTGAGTGTCTGATGCAGCAATAGTAATTGTTCCTATTGTGCTGACCTGTGCTGCGTTTGCGGCAGTTAAGTAACCAGTTCCGCCAAAACCGTAGCCGTCATTCAAGTCAACCAAGCGTGTTTCAAACACACCATAGTCTCTAAATTCGTCACCAATTGCCGCTGCGTTGAAACCAGCACCGCTAATAGTAAAGTCTGCATTGGTATAGTTTATACCAGCGTTAGCATACTCTATGCGAAGAACTTCGTCTGCACCATCGGTTAACACGTTGGTAATAAATGCGTCTTCGCCTCTGTTGTTGAGTCGAGCATATAAAGGTGTTTCGTAAGTATCAACACCTTCACCAATTACACCGTATGTACCGTATGAGCTGTTACCGTTGGTTGCACGGATCTTCCCGCCAAGTTCTGCAATATAACCTGCATATGAATAGTAAGCAAACACAGAAACAAGTTCTGTCAATGCATTACTACCAGTACACCATGTACCAATACCATCACTGATAAATGTTGTATAGTCGTTAGCAACGATAGATCTGTTTCCGCCTGCGTGTAATGCACCGTCAATCTTCAACGCAGTAGCACCGTTACCAAATAGTGAACAGTTCTGTACATAGCATGAGCGTGAACTTACCCACGCATTTGTATCGTAAGGTCCAAATCCTGGATCTAAACTGGTGTATGCGCCGCCTTCTGGACGTTTTGTACCGTACTCGTTAGGCACACTTAGTGGTCCTATTAGTCCAGACATAGTCATATTTCTTATACCGCTGGCATTTCTAACATGGAACATGTCTGATAACTGTGAACCGTTAACTGCATTGAGATATAGTTCAGCTGCTCTCTTTGACTTGTAATTTCCAATGTGCTGAACATCGTATATTAATGCGTTAATAAACTCACGCATGTCTCGCTTACATGATTCTTTATCGTAAGCATACCCAACTTTCATAGCACCTATCATTGAAGTAACGGATACTGTTGTTGAAGAATTTTGTTCTGCGGTAACTGTAAATGTTGTAATACTTGGTGTTGTTAGGACATAATAAATTATATCAGCATTAACACCTCCCATAACACCACCAATCGAGACTGACATTAAACCAGAACCGTTTGTGACATCAAAGTTAGCTCCACCATTTGTAGAACTGATAGTAATATCGCTACCAACAACACTTGTTACATAGTAAACTGTTGGTGCTTGACTTACTCCACCAAATAATGTTCCAGTAAATGTAACTGGCATGCCAACTACAACACCTGATGTGGTTTGTAGTGTAATCTTCTTAGTTGATGCATCTGCAGCGGTTGCTACTGTATTAATCTGTGTAAATGAGAATCTAATTGGATCGCCAACAGTAAGATTGTGAGTTGCGCTGGTTGTCAATATATTACCAGTAGCATTTGTACTGGTTACAGTTCCGCCATAGTAACTGTCTACCCATGCAGTAGCTTCTGCGGCCAAAAATTCTTTATTAGCTCTTAGAATCTCTACACCTTTAATAGTTGATAGCTCGTTGTTGTAGGTTGTTGTACCAGTAGTTTCTGGTGTCTCTCCAACTCCAAATACTAACTGATTAATAACAGTTTTCATGCCCACATTAGCTCTAGTTACGGCTGTTGAATTAGCATAAACTGTATCAGTAATCTGTGTTTGAAGATATTTTAATGATTCACGTGTGCTATCTAGTAATCGTCCTGTTAACTCAGTACTCTGTGGACGACGATATGACTGGCCTGCTTTAACAGTTCTAAAATTACTGTTAAACATAAAGTCAAAACTTACAGCATCAATATTTAAACCGGCATCTCTGCTGGCTAGTGCTGAATCGTAAGTTAAGTTAGCATAAGTTGTGTCAATAAAATCAACAACGTTAGCTTGAATTGTAGATTTAGCTGAATTTAAAACTTCATATTGTGTTTGTAAATCAGCATCTACCCACCCAATGTATGGAAGATTAGTTTTATGGACACTAATTGAAAGGCCAGTGCCATCAGTAAACGTAGTTAATGCTGTTCCGCTGTGTGTATTTGCAAGTTTAAATGTATTAGTTGCAGAGTTTACAACATAGTATGTTGTTCCTTGAACTAGTCCGTTAGTTGAACTTGCTAACATTTCAACTAAATCACCGTTGGCAAGGCCGTGTGCATTTGAAGTAAATGTATCAGTGCCTGCAATAGCTGTGATTGTTATTGAAGGTGCGCCTGCGGTTAATCCTAAATCAGCATAGTTATAAATCTTAGTTACTAAGCCACTTATTGTAGTGCCTGCAAGTATACTGCCAGCTACTTGTACTGTAGCTTTAAATATTTGACTTGTAGAGTTACCTGATGTTGGTGTAACTGCATTATTTTGTACTACTGCTTGGGCTACTGTACTGATTCTGCTGATAGCATCTAATGTTGCTGTTTTAACGTAAGTTGAAATTTGACTTACACCAAAACTGTAGTATGCTTGACCTGCTTGTTGGCTTGCAAAATCTCCGCCGTATATCAAATCATAATGTAACGCATCTAGGATATATCCAGCATCTCTACGTGTTAAAGATTGGTTATAAACTAAACTTGGATAAGTGAAATTAATGTATGCAATAACTTCATCTAAGATAAACGATCTGTTATCTTCTAATAATATAACAGCATCTTTAAATGTAGATATAGTAACGCCAGTAATGCCTCCAGTAGAAACTGAAGCAACTGTAACAACAATATCGTTAGCTGGTGTTACTCCGCCAATATCAGATCCAAGGATTCTAATTTGATTACCTGCGCTGTATCCTGAACCAGCAGTTGCAACTGATGCTGTAAGTCCAACCGATGTCCTTACAAAATTAAATGCACCACTAGAACCTGTTCCTGATAAGTTAGTACCAGTAACATTTGAATAAGTAGCTGCTGGCAGCACAGGATCTGGATAGTTAATTCTAGGTGTTTTTCCTCCTAGAATTGTTCCTGTAATATCATCGATGGTTGTTTGAATCTGTGCTGCTGCACCAGACGCGGCAATGTTTTTAATCTTATATTTTAAGAAATTAATTGCGCCTAATGTTGGTGCTTTAATTGGACCGTTTAACAATCTTTCAGTTGATTCAGTTCCTCTTAAGTAAGCACGGCCGGCACTCATAGAGTTAAAGTTTGTCCCTAATACAACGTCAAGTGCGATTGCATCTACTAGTAAACCAGTATCTCTATCTGTAAGATCTGTACTTAAAACAACACTTTGATAGAACTTTTGCACCCAACCAGTTGTATCTGCAATAATTTCTGATTTCTTGCTAACAATTTTTGCATAAGCAGTTTGTAAACTTGCACTAGCCCAACCAGTATACGGTGCAACTGCTGTCGGACCAGATCCGTTTGTGATCCAATCAATAACGTTTTGAATGCGATCTTCAGCAAATGCTCCAGCAGCCGCACTACCGGCGGTGCCTGTACTAACTCTTGTTACGGTGTTTCCTGACTGTGCGGTAATGGCGTCTTTACGAACAATTTTACCAATCAGTGTTTTCATAAAACCAAATGCATCAATAAATGCAGGCTTTTCTTCAGCACTAATGTTTAACAGATAAGAACTATAGTAAGAACTACCTGCAATCAATGATTGATAATTACCACCATACAACATATCGTGCTGGATAGCATCTAGGATATACTTAATATCTCGTTTGCCCTTTTCTCTGCCTTCTGTTGTGGTAGCAGCCCACAACGCAGAATATGCACCGTTAGCATAATATTGCAAAACATCTGCTACAATAAAGTCATAGTTTTGAATAACCTGCTGACGTCCGTCTCCAAAGTTTGCTGTATTTCCTGTAGCATATCCAGTTGAAGCATACGCAGTATCGACTAAACTTGTGTTATAGTTTGTTGGTGTTGAAAACTGGAAACTTGGAATTGCAGCAAATCCTGTATTGACAATGTCGTAAATTGTGTTTGCACTAGAAATTGTTCTAGTAACGGCTACAGTACTACCAGCATCTCCGGCAGGTAATGTTGTTACCTGTGTTGCTGTATTGCCTGTTGTAGGTGTAATTGTAGTATTAGCCACTAAATCTGGAATGAGTTCCTTGATTCTGTTCAAGCTGCCAACAGTCTTATCTTTGTCATTAACTAAAATTGGGTTAGCTGATTTTGGCTGTACAACTGTTGAGCGTAATTCATCGCCAACTAATGCAGTATTTGATGGTACTACAATTGGCAATACTTCCGAATATGTTCCGGTTTTGATGTTAATTGATGTGTTAGGGTTAATTGCTGCTGCTGTAGTTGATGTGTCTCCTTGTGACAGTCCGTCAATAAGGATACTAACTAATGCCTGCGCATCTGTAACTACACCTGCTTCAGCTGTATAATTAGTGTTAATTTGCTGGCTTGCTACATCAACTACACTATTAAGTGTTTGATAATTCTGAGCTGGTGCAGTATTGTTTAATACATTAGCAAGTATAGTTCTTAGGTATACATGGCTACCAATAAATTGATTTATTTGATACTTAGTATTTGCTGTAATGTAAGCAGTACCAGAAGTATCATAGAAAGACAATGTGTTAGCTGTTGTTTTCTGTGTGCCGCCGTGACTAATATCGTAAATTAATCCGTCAATAATAATGCCTGCATCGCGTTCTGCTTTTGCGCCATCATAACTGAAAGTAGCAACTGCTGTTCCTGTGCCAGCTGCATTTACTGTAGCTCCAAGATATGTTGTACTGATAGTAAAACTAGTGTTAGTTGTGATAGTTTTGACATAATACACAGTACTAGTATTGATTGGATTACCGCTGATTGTTAAACTTCCAGCTAATGTTCCAAATGTTATAGGCATTCCAACACTCAAACCAGCTGTACTGGCTGTAGTGAATGCTCCGAGACTTGATCCAGTTACTGATGCTTTGTAAGTATAGTCAATAAAATTACGAACTTCTTTGATTAAGAACTGTTTGTTAATTTCTAATAAAAATTTAGCATTTGAATTTCTGTAACCTTCTTCAATTTGTCTTGCTGCAAATCTAATTGTTTTCCAAGGTTTGTCAATACTAAATCCTGCATCTGGATAAGGTAAGTCTACTCCAGTTGGCCCAACATAAACAGCATTGAAAATATGCCCGTATGTTTCCCAACTTGGGTATCCGTCCTTGACACGCAATACTTGACCATCTCTACCAATTGGCAGTCTTGTTGGTCCTGTTGGGCCATAGTACAATGTGTCGCCAGCTGTTGTAAGTGTTGCACTTTCTGCACCAGCTGCTAATAGATTCCAATATGCTGCTACAGTATCGTTATCTGGACGATTTAATGATCCTGCGGTGTGTGCTGCTACACAAGTGTAAGTGTTAGCACCAAAGAACACAATGTCTCCAAGAACATAATCTGTGCCCGATGACCATGTAACTGAAATGCCAGTCCATGTAATATCTGTTATATCTCCGCCAGTGGCGCCAGTAACTGTTATAGTAATGTCGTTGGCTGGTGTAATTCCGCCTACGCTAGTTCCTAAAATCTTTAGCGTATCGCCTGTAACAAAGTTTGCTCCGTTGTTATTAATTACAACATTGTACACAGTACCTGAACGTGTTACATCAAATGTTGCACTAGTTCCAACACTAGGACTTTGAGCAGTAGCGGCTACTGCTGTATAGCTAACAGATGAGCCAGTATTTCGTAATCCGCTATTAAGTCTTTGCCAGTATGAAACATTTGGTGGAACTTGATTTGTATTGTCAGCAGTTGCTACATAAGAGTAACCGCCTAGTCTAATTAAATCGCCTACTCTATAGTCTACTGAGTCGCTCCATTCGCCAACAAAATTAAATCCAGTTGTATAAACTGCCCAGTCTGAAGGATTAGAAGTTGGGATTTTGTTTGTGTGATTAGTTTTAGCAATATACGAATAACCACCGTATGTAACTACATCACCAATTTGATAAATTTCTGAATCTGACCAAGAACTTTCAAACTCAAAGCCGTTAATAAAAATGCTCCACTTGCTGTTATCAAAACTAGCACTTGAAGTATGGAATGCTGTACAGATCCAAAGATCTGCGCCGTACTTAACGACATCGTTTGCACGATAGCGAACGCTTCCGCCATCCCATTCATTTCTATAAACAATACCAGAATTAAATACATCCCACTTGCTTAGGTCGTTCTCTAGCCCCGATGCTAGTGTGGTTGCACTAATATGAGGCGTGTTACAAATGTACACGATACCACCATAAGATACCATGTCATATTTTTTATAACGTGTGCTAACAGTCCAATCACCTAGCCAGCTTGAAGATGTTGCAAATTCATCCCACTTAGAAAGATCATCTTCTAACCCCAAGTATGTTGGAGTAGTGTAAGTTGCCGATGTATGTGGTTCTACACACAGATAAACAATTCCGCCGTACTTTACTAGGTCACCAGTATTGTAATATGTGCTAGGAGTCCAGTCCTCTCTCCATTGCTGACCGTCTGCTAACAAATTCCATTTAGAAATATTTGGATTTGGATCATAGTCTGTTCCAAATAAACTTGAAGAGGTATGATTTGATATACAAATGTAAGTTTTACCACCGGTTGTTACTACGTCATCTACTACATAAGCTGTAGATGTAGCCCAGTTGTTTCTGTATACAAACTTAATTCTACCTAGTATAAATTCAGCCATTTTATCTATTTCCTTTGATAATCATATTTATCTAAAACTTAATCTACAGCTATTATGTTCTTCTGAAATTGTGTTTCATGAAGAAATCAAATGCCATCATATCCCCATCGACTAATCCGTTTTCACCGGCGCCAGTTATGTTTACTTTATTCAACATTTGTACACTAGATCCCACTGTACCTTGTGGAATAGTGTTACTAATGACGTTAGGTCCGCCAATAGTTACCTGGCCCGCTGTTGTATTACCAGTGAATGTGTTTGAACCACCTTGACTTAAACGAGATGTTAAGTAAGACTTAACTGCTTTTTGTGTTGGGATAACGGCGTCACTGTTAGCTACAAATGTTGAGTCTGTACTGAACTGCGTTACGACAACGCTAGATCCGCCAACTGCGATACCGCCTAAGCTCAACTGTGTCAAGCCTTCTAATCCAAACTGACTGGCGCTAAGTGTAACAATACCAGTAGCCTGTTCAACTCCAAACAAGTTACCAACTTTGAAGTTACCGTCTTGGTCAGTACTGGTGTAGAACACACGACCATAGTTATTTTCAATAGTCTGGTTCTGAGATTGTAGGGTTGTAACTTCAGGAACAGGATTTGGATATCCAGATTCTGGCTGGCTTCCGAAACCAACATTCAAGAAGTCATGGTTTGTTAGACGTACCTGGCTATATTTTTCTCTAATCAATAAGTCTGTATCGTGGTCTGGCGATTTTGCCACACTCATCGACGGAGAAATTTGTATAGCAGCAGTAAGATTTGGTTGTACAGTTCCATCAAGTACCCTTGCATTTGTTACTTTATAAATTTCTGGATCGCCTTCTACTGTTAAGTCGTCGCCCGGACGTGGTAACTGACTTAGATTCTTAACCACCAAAGTCAATCCAACTTGATATTGGTCTGCAAATCCACTACCATTAACTGTAACTGCGGTTGAGCTAGTATTGTAGCCTTGTCCTCTATTAATAAATGTTGGAGAACTTAATACACCGTTGCCTCTTCTTGCAGTAATTGTTGCCACGCTGGTTACGTTAGGATCAAACAGAGAAATAGTAGGTAAACTAGAATAGTTTGATCCTGTTTCAAACTCAGTAACGCCTGTTATAATCCCGTCGGCAACAATTGGTCGTCCTTTGGTTGTAGATCCTGCAAATATTTTACTTCCAGTTCCTTGGCCGCCTACTGTGACAAATGCTCCAATATTATCTGTATTACTAAATCCAAATGCTGCTGTAGTATACAGTTGATTAGCAACTGTACGTTTAGTCCAGTATACTCCATCTTCACTACTATATGCTTCTGTGCTGCTGGCCTTCAATGCCACAAAGACACCGTTACCGTAGACAACTTCTGAAGCAGCAAAGTCATAGTTTGAACTATACCATGTTACTCCGTCAAACGAGTAAGCTGGTTTAGTAGTTTTGGCTGTTCCTGTGAATGTAATACCTGATATTGAAGTTGGATCACCGATGCCAGTAGTTAGCGCACTTACAGTTATAATTAAATCGTTTGCAGGAGTTGCACCGCCAAGTGCAGTTCCTAATATTTTAATTTGATTACCAATACTGTACCCGGTTCCAGGATTTACAATAGTCACTGAATAACTTGTTCGGGTCGACGTTACTGAGAAAGTAGCATTAGAACCTGTTCCACTGACATTTGTACCGCCTTGTGCTGCAAAGCTTCTTCCGTTTTGTACTGCAACAAATCTTCCATTACCGTAAGCAATACTTGACCAAGCTCCGTTGTCTGGGAGCGTTGAAGCTGTCCAACTTGCGCCTGCTGTAGTACTGTAGGCTGCTTTTGTGCTGTTTGTTGATATAGCCACTACTCGAACGTTACTGGCTGCTAGGTCTTGCCAGGTAGTTTGTGTAGTTGGCAATGCTACGCCAGTCCAACTTGCACCATAGCTAGTTGAATATGCAGCTCTTCCTGCTGAGTCGGCTGTTCCTGTAATTGTTGCACTAGAAACACCGCCACCAAACACGTTAGTTGATAACACAGTAATAACAGCATCGTTCGCAGGCGTTGCGCCACCAAGTGCAGTACCTAAGATTCTTATGGTGTCATTAACTTGATATGCTGAATCACCCGAAGATGCAACTGTAACTGTATAAGATGTTCCAGTTGCAGTAACATTAAATGTTGCTCCACTTCCAGTACCAATAATATTAGTTCCAGATAAACTGCTGTAAGTCTTGCCGCTAGCCAACGCAACAAATGTTCCAGCTGTGTACACTACACGGCTCCAAGGTTCTGCACTAGGCATTGTGCCAGTTTTCCAGCTCTGACCTTTGGCGAACGAGTACAACACTCTAGTTGTATCGCGAGCAGTCATAACCCATGCAGTATTTCCGTATGCTATACTACTCCAGTTGGCTGTTGATGTTGGAAGTGTTAGTCCTGACCATGTTGTGCCGTTAGGTGAGCCGCTGATAGTTGTACCTCCCGAAGGAATAGCAATCCAGTAGTTGTCTCCGTATGCTATACTCACATAAGGAGTAGTTAAACTAACTGTAGTTAAAGTTTGTGCTGTTTGACTAAATGCCGGAGCGTTAAAGGTTAATCTAGGTTCAATAAAGTATAGTGTAGTTGAGTCTAGTGCAACTTCAATTGGGGTTCCTGCATTAACATGATCCCATCCTACTTCTCCCATTTGCATAGTTCCGGAATCTGTAGAAAGATTTACTGGATTTATTGCATCTACAGTTGCACCAATAGTTATCTTGTTAGGACTTCCGGCCTCTATTGATCTTATATAATATGTAGTTCCTGAACTTATATTTCCAAAAATTGGAGTTGAGAAAATTGCGTTCATTGAACCAACACTAGTACTTAAACTAAACTTAGCACTAGTGGTTGTATAAGGCATTGATCCTGCTTCATCAATTAAACTTTCTGGTGCAGGGCAAGTTTTAGCTACAAGTACGCCAGAAGCTGTAGTTAAGTTGACTGCTGATCCGCCAGGCAGTGAGCTTACCGTAAATGATGTAGCATTGTTAACCGCTAGAATAAAATAAGTAGTTTCTGCTGTGATTCCACCAAATGAATTACCGGTGAATTTAATAGGCTGTTCAGCTACAAATCCTGCTGTACTTGAACAAGTTATCAAGTTTGTTCCAAACTCAGTCTCTGTTACTGTTGCAGTTAGTAATGAGGACGCAACACTGAACTGTGTTGAGTTCCAAATTTTACTAATGTAGTAAGTGTTTCCTGCTAGAATGCCACCAATAGCAGTTTCGCTAAATTTAATTGGATTCAATGCAACTAACGAACTTGTAGAACTTACTGACAGTCGTTTAGATGCGCTGTCAGCTAAGGTAACTGTTCCAGTTAAGAGTAAACTAGATATTGTAAAACTAGTTGCATCTATGATATCGTTAATATAATAAATGTCGCCTGTTGTGATTCCGCCTAATGCTGTTCCAGTAAACTGGATTGGCATGTTTACAATCATATTTGTAGTAGATGCTGCTGTCAAATAGCTGGTATTTGACGGTATGTTCATAAACATAGTTGTTGTAGGTACTGTCGATGTTAGTGTTATCGAGTTACCAAATGGGTTTGCTGCAATTTTAAAACTGTTAGTGTTTACAATCTCTGAAATATAGTAAGTAAAATTAGCAACAACGCCTGCGGTTGCTGGTATACCTCCACTAAACGTAACAGCCATATTGTAATATAGTCCTGCTGTACTTGCAGTTGTCAGTGTGTTAGTTATTCCACCTACAGTTGAAGTAATTACTAAGTTTGACTGAGATGTTGCTGAAACTGTTGTACTATAATATGTCGGAATAAATTGTACTGGCTGATTAATATACAAACTATTAATGTCTGCAGAATCTGCAAGTGTAAGAACATCGTCGTTAGTATCTGATGCTGTTATTGAAATTGCAGGAAATGACTCTTTGAGTACGTATGCAATCTTACTAGTTGCATTATAATTACTGATGTATCCAAATTGGCCAGCACCTGTACCGCTATTAATAAACACACGCATACCGTTGTAGTTTGCACTAGTGTTAATGTCTGCACCAGAAAGTACAATATATTGTTCTGTACCACCCTGGGCGTTGTTACTGGCAGTTAAGTATCCAGAACCACCTGCTCCTGATCCAGGATCGGTAATTCTTGATTCGTAAATTGATTGAGATCTTGTTTCATCTGCAACAATAACTGCACCTACGCCAGCACCGCTAATAATATAATCAGCATAGGCACTATATAGACCGGTAGTAGTTGTCAAATAAAACTGAGGTGAAGATCCAATTTCAACTTGTGCTCCGTAAAAATAAGTAAACCCTGCAAACCCTGTTTTGTTTCTTGGGTAAATTCTAAATTGTAAATTATTGTTAAGAGCGTTGGTGTCATATATTGCCATCCACACTCTGTACCAATCATTTGTTAATTTTTGTACACCGTATAGTGTAGGTGTTAAACCGTTGTCACCACCGTTACCAACAGATAGAGTTTCTGTATCAAATGCAAATCTCACGTAACTACTTCTTGTACTAGAACCGCTGTATATTCCGTACAAATCAAAAGAAGGTGCATCACCTTTCTTAACATGTACACTCAGTGTATAATACAACGCACTACCAGCAGGAACAGTACCTGTGTTAGTTACTGCAACGATTTTACTACCTACTAGCTGACTAACAGTTAAAGTAATGTCATTAACTCCGTCAATACCGCCAACTTGACTACCGTAAATGGTAATTTGGTTTCCAAAAACGTAACCTGTTCCGCCATCATTGCCAATTGCAACTGTTACAGTATAAGAAGTTGCGTTAACTACGACGTCAAAAACGGCGCCCGAGCCTGAACCAGTGATGTTAGATCCTGATAAGTTAGTATATGTTGCACCTGTTGGTGTAATAGAAATATTTTTATAAATGTAAGCACTATCAGTATTTGATGTTGTTCCGTCAAAGGTCCATCCATCGTTAAAACCGCTAGGACTAATCAAGTTTTGAGCAAGTGTTATATTACCATCTGTTGTCCAGCCTGCGCCAATAAAATTATTACTAAAACTTAACAAGTTGGTAGTATTTTCATTGTACTCAGTACCTGCATTAGAATATTGTAACTTTAAAATGTTTGCATCGATACCAAAAGATTGCTGAACACTAGCTTGGGCTTGTGTTGATCTGTTATTAACTTTACCAGTAATAGGTTCTTCATTTTGATCAAACCCTTCTGCGATACAACCGTAGTCTCCGTATGAACTATTACCGTTGGCTGCACGAATTCTTCCGCCATCTTCTGCAAAGTAACTGGTGTAGCAATAGTAAGTAAACACAGAAATAAGCTCTGCTTTACTTTCTGTTCCTTTAACCCATGCGCCAATACCGTCACTAATGATGCAAGTAAAGTCGTTGGCAGTCATAGATCTGTTGCCGCCGTTGTGTAAATCTCCGTCGACTTTTAAAGCAGTACATCCTACGCCAAATAGTGTTACGTTTTGTAAATACGGGCTTCGTTTTTGAATCCAAGCAACAGTATCGTCAGGTCCTGAACCAGGATCAAAAGCACAGTATGTACCACCAGTTGGACGCTGAGTTAAGTACTGATTCAATGGAGTCAATGTTCCTAGTAGTCCAGTTAAGGTTAAGTTTCTTAAACCACTGGCATTTCGTAACCTAAACATATCGCTTAGTGCATCGCCACCGATTAATTGTATAAATCCAACATCACCTTCAAGTTCAACAGGATCTCCTCCAGGTGTTTCACTAAATTGAAATGTTGTGCTGGTTACACTACTGCCGATAACATAATAAGTTTGACCAGCTACAATATTTGGTTCAAATGGGTCTAAGTTTGTAATAAAATTAGATATTTTTACAAACTGTATTGGGCAGTTACCGTACAGCCCGTCTGTTGAATACACAGTGACGGTGTTATTTGTTCCATTACTCGAAACTGCAAATGTGTTTATAATTAAAGAAGGCTGAACAACTACACCGCGTAGTTCATCGCCGACAATAGCACATTGAGCAGGCACTACAATCGGTAGTTCTTCGCTGTATGTTCCTGTTTTTACAAAGATTGTTGAGCTTATTCCTTGATTTGGAGCAGGTAAATTTTGTGTTGTAGAGTTTGACAATGCGTCTAAAACAAGCGCAAACAAACTAGCAATTTCAACTCTAGCACCTACTTCAGCACTTGAACTGTTGTTAAATGCAATACGCTGATTCAACGGAACATTCATCAAAACTTGATAGCTGGTTGCAGGAGCATTACCATACATCACATATTCGTTGATTAATGTTTCTAAATATGTTAGTGCAGCAATAAAGACTGGCATCTGGGCAGTAACTTCTTCGTTAAAGAACGAATCACTTCCATCAGGTTTAAAGAAGGCTAGTATTGCTGCCACTGTTTGGCTGTTACCAACACGACTAGCATCGTAAATTAACGCATCAATAATATAGCTGGCATCTCTTAGAGTCTTAGACTGAATGAATGTAGTTGCTGGAGTAAACGGACTAATTGACTCTTGTTTTTGATATAGCATCCACTGGTACATTTCTGCCAGTAGATAATTTTTATTTTTTCTTAAAGTTTCTCTGGTGCCAGGAAATTGTGTACCATTATTAACATACTCTGCTGCGTACTTGATTGTTCTCCAAGGTCTGTCCCAAGTCACTCCGTAATCTTCTCTGTCTACACCGTTGGTAGCAACATAGTACACTTTTGGAGTTACTAAGATTTGTCTCCAAGCAGGTGTATTTGAAGTAGATTCTACAACCCGTAAAACTTGATCTGTAGTACCAATAGTCAAAGAAGTAGGAGTTCCGTTGCTATAAAGCGGAACTGCGCCTTGTGTTGCAAGGCCGTTGCGTCTGTCGTGCGGAATAAAGATTACCCAGTTGACATACAAAGATTGATCTGGTCTAGCTCCGTTAGTACTTGCAGTATGTTTCTTGATACACTTATAAGTGTTGTTTTGCCAAACAACTAAGTCGCCTGGGACATATTCAAGATCTATTTGCCAGAAACCAATCCATTTTACACCAGGTGTAATTATATCCCAGTACACGTAGTTAAGAGCATCGAAGGTTAGTAAAGTTGTACTTGGCACATCACCGTCGGGTGCTTGTCCTACTAAAATTTCTGTTGAGCTGACAATAGAAGCGATAGTTTGTCCTAAAGTAAATCCTGTTCCAGATATAACCATACCTGGAACTAATCCTGTGGTAGAAGTTAAAGTTACAGTATTTCCAGATACTGCACCGTTGGTTGTTACAGAAATGCTGGCTGCACTAGGATCTTGATTTGTACTGTTTTGTATTGCTACGAATGAATTACCGTTTCTTCTAACAACACTACCTACACGATATGCAGTACTAGGCGACCAATCGCCCATCAAGTCGTAACCTGTGGTTAATAGTTGCCAATCCATTGCGTCAATAGAAGGAACGTTGTTAATATTGTTGGCAGTTAAACTGTAGTAACTATAACCGCCGTATTTTACAACATCACCGTTTTGATAAGTTGTTCCGCTGTTCCAACTGCCAGTATACTCAATACCTGGCATCCAGATCGTCCATTTTGTTTGATCAAACTCGGATGTAGATGTGTGGCCGGAACCAGAAATCCAAAGGTCTGGTCCGTTTTTAACAATGTCATTCTTCTTATATCTAAATCCTGCTGAACTCCATGTGCCTTTATATTCAATACCAACTGCTAGTTCAGTCCATTTTGATTGATTGGCTTCTAATCCTAGCGAGGCTGTGGCAGCACTTATGTGATTTTCGTTACAGTAATAGACAATTCCGCCGTACTTGACTACGTCGCCTAGTCCATAGGCATAGTTAGTTGTCCAACTTGGATGCCATTTTCTAAATTCAGCATACAAGTTAAATTTATTGAGGTTAATCACACTATCACTAGTGTGCTCTTCTGTACAAATATACGCAGAACCGCCGTAAGTTACAATATTTCCTATGCTATAAAAAGTTGTTCCGGTCCACGGTCCAATCCACTCATGTCCTTCAACAATTAATTGCCAGCGAGGTTGAGGTGCGCCACCAGGAGTTACATAGTATAAATCATTATAAAAAGTATTTTCAGATGTGCTTGAAGTATGTGGCTCTAAACAAACATAAGTTTTTCCGTGGAACGTAGCCACAGCATCTCTATTGTAAAATGTATTAATAGCCCATTGACCAAGATAGTTGTATCTTAATCTACTAATTTTAAACTCTGATGGCATGTTTTTATTTCCTAAAATATTATAATGTTATACAATTTGTTCTGGAGTGTACTCGTAAACTTGATTGATTCTAATTACCAATTGTCCAGCTGTATTGATGTAATAATAGCAGTTACGCTGGTCCCAACGATACTGGTCAAACTTCAAGTTTTCGTATGGGCGACTGTGATCTTCTGCTAAACGTCCGTCAAAGAAATCAACTCCATATTCGAAGTCTTCAAAGTCTTCTGCCGCAGGTCCTGGAATATTTACTACCACTGCTTCAGTACCAACAATTTGGTCAATTTTTTCAAAATACAAAGTTCCTTCTTGAGTTCGTCTTAACCCGTAGAAAAATCTTGGATTGCCTTCTCCTAGCAAATCAACTGTACCAACTTGTCCAACATAATATGTCATAATTTATTCCTTAAGTGATAGTAACGTAACTGGCAATCATGTCTAGACTGTTGGGCTGACTAGCTACAACTTTCATAAGTGTACTACTTGACAAGATCAACTTTTCGCCGCCGTTGACTACTCGTAAACTTTGATTTGGTGGCACCGGAATATTCTTACAAAAGTATGCAGAGTTATTTGAACCATCAACTACACGAACGCTGGCTAAAATCACACTCTCTGTTAGATTAGCAAAACTTAATCCAATTACAGTTACACGAGCGTTTGATGCAACTGTAATTGCTGTTTCTTCTGTTGTTCCTAGCTCTGAAATTAATGCATTATTAAATGTGGTTGCCATATTTTATCCTAAAACTAAAACGTATTGAATTGCAATATCTGATGCTTCTGTAAATGTAACACCTCCGGATGATCCTGCAACACCAGTCCAAATAACTCCGTTATAGACTTCAACAAGTGCCTGCTGAGTGTTATAGCGCATCATACCTGTTACAGGCATACCTGGACGTTCGCTATCTGTACCGCTAGGAAACACTACACCATTTGTTCCGTCTATCTTTATATATCCATCTCCGGATTGTACAAATTGTGTAACGGCTCCTGAGACTGTATTTGTAATTGTATTATTTTTAACAGCTAAGTTACCAAATTTTACACTACCTGTTCCTGTAGCTGTTAAGTTAATATCGCTATCGGCAGCTATTGGAGTTATTGTGTTGTTTTGAACATCTAAGTTTGTTGTTTGTAAACGTTCTGCAAATAACTTTGTGCTATCGATAGTAACCATAAGATTACCATCGGTATAAAATCTAATAGTATTGTCATTTGCACCAGGTGTTAATTCTGCACTGATATACGTGTTACCATCGGCGTCTTGCACTCCGCCTAATGTTAACCAATACCCGTTATTGTATCCTTCGTATCGATTGATACTAGTGTTATAACGGATCATACCATTTGACGGTGTTAACGGACGATCACCTGTTGTACCAGCTGGCAACTGTAAACTCTGATTACTATCAATAATAACAGAACCAGTTCCTAACGGTTTTAATGTTATATTAGCATCTGTTACTGTGCTTTTAATTATTGAACCTTCGATTCCAAGATCTTCAATAAGCACATCGCCAGTACCGTTGGCTGTTAAATGTAAGTCTGTGCCAGAAACTCTTGTACTAATGGTATTATCGCTAAGATTGATTCCTGGTAATTCAAGATATCCAGTTAAAGTAACATTGCCAGTTACTTGAAGCGTACCGCTAGATGTAAAGTTACCTGTTTG